GGAAATAAGTCTTTTTGATTATTCGCTTCATGCCATTTTTTAATCCTATTCTCCCCAACTTCAAAATATTCTTTATCTTTTTCAATACAAATATATTTACGGTTTAACTCAAGACAACTTATTGCCGTTGTGAAGCTACCAGCAAAAGGATCAACTACTAGGTCATTTTCTTTTGTTGTTAATTCAATTAATTGTTTGAAGAGTTTAACTGGTTTTTGTGTAGGATGTTCAAATTGGTAATGCTCTCTACCTACGGGCAAAATACTTCTCAAGACAGCTCCTTTTTGATGACTGTTAAAAGTACCAAAAGCTCTATCTCTTCGCAGTACAGAATTTCTTTTAGTTATTCCATGCTTAATTTTGTCTTCTTTATTGAACTTTCCCCATTCGATAAAATCTTGATAAGATTTTATCTTTTTAATACTACTTAATATTCTTTTGTAATCTTGATTGATATTTGCTGGTGCGAATATTTCATCAAATCCTATTTTATCAATATAGACTTTATTTAATTTACTTTTTTGTTTGCCAAATAAATTAGCAGATTCATGCACTCTTAGTAGAGGATTCATAGGGCTACTCGCTCTCTTTTTATACCAAATTAATTCTTCTTTAAAGATAAAACCTAATTCACTACATAATACATTCCATTTTGCAAACTCAAAACCACGACCAAAGAATAATAAAAAGCCCGTATCTTTAATTATTCTATGACATTCAGTAAAAATAGCTTGAGCATCAAAAGGACAATCTAGTTTGTGTTTGAGATAACCATAAGGAGGATCAGTTATGACCGCATCAACTGACTTATCTGGAAGTGTTCTTAAAATATCTAAACAATCGGCGTGATAAATTTGGTTCATAAAAATAGAAAATAGTTGTAACTTTATTGTAATTTATTTAACTACAAATAATTATAAATATAGATTTTTTCCTATGCTTCATTATTTCTTTATAGATAATCTCCAATTGACGATTGATAATTATTACTTATAGCTTTACTCATTTCCTATAACTTTCGTCAATTGATGATCGATAATAATAGCTTATATCAAATATAATAGCTATCAGTTTCATTAATCAATAAAATCACTACTCATACATAAATACCTATACTTATTTAGCTATAAATAGAGATAAGCCAATTGACGATTGATAAATAAAACTTATAAATTAAGACAGTATTAATAAGTTTCACCAATTGACGAGTTTCTATCGATAGGAAGCCTGATGCACGATGCCTATTGATACATAGCCTGTTGTTGGGTATCTATCGGTAGGTTTTCGATAGACATAATTAATATTAATTAACTCAATATCAATCTACTTATTGATCAAAAAAAAAAGATCAATTTACTTAAGCAAAAAACGATTTTTCTTTTTTTTTTGATTAAAGAGAGCAACTAAAGGAATAATCAATTATTCTCTCTATTCACGTTTATTTAATCAAATAAGGCTGTTTAGATAGATAAATGATTAATCGTACTTAAAGAGAATAACTAAGGTTAAATTAGTCAATTATGAAAGTATAGTTATTTATCTATGTGGTGATTGTAGATAGATAAGTATTGGTTATGATTTAAGGATGTATCTATAACTTTCATCAATTAACGAGTTTTTAAATTTGAATTTTGTAGTATAATTGTAATTGAAAAGTAAGGATAAAAAAGATGCAATACGATTTTATAAGTATTAGTAAAAATTCAATAAAACAAGTGGCTGGTGGTGGGATAAGATTAAAAGGGACTTTAGCGTCAAGTGGGTGGTTAGAATATAAAAATAGTGATGGTACAAGTGAGATGCAATTTGTGCCAACTAAAACGTTATTTGATAGGGATTATGTAGATTCGCTTTATGGAATGCCATTAACGTTATTTCACCCTGATGATCCAGTTACGCCAACAAATTATAGAGAATTGACAGTAGGTACATTATTAAATATTACTTGCAACTTAAGAGAAAAATGTTTAGAGGGGGAAATTGCAATTAACGATCGCCAAGCTATTGAAAGTGTATTATCGAAATCAATTACTGATTTATCAATGGGTTATGAAGTAGATAAGGAAAATATCAACAGCAATAAATTTACGCAAACAAAACGAAGAGGTAACCATATTTCCTTAGTGCCTGAAGGTAGAGATAAAAAAGCCCGTCTGCATTTAGATGCTGACGGGTTAGAATTAATAAGTAATGATGTAGTGATACCTAAAAAAGTTTTAATTAGAGCATTACCAGTTTTCTAATTACATTCTGCAAATATTTCACAACTATCTCCGCCCAATAAATCGATTTGGTAAGTGTAATCGTCCGCATCATTTCTGACTATTCCTTCCCATTGTTTAGCCTGATGTATTATGTCTGTAACACTACGATTATTTCTGAAAAATACTCTATTTTTAGCAGTTAAATCTTTTGTAAATTCATTACCTACTGTAGGATATTTAGATTCCATATCAGCTATAAATCAAATGCGTTAGGATTTTCTTTATATATCTGAAACAGTTTTTTATCAGCTTTTTTCCAGCAAGTAATACAATTACTTTGATAACCTTTTAATTCAAGTCTAAAAGGCATTCGATCCCAAAAAGTATTGATCATTGGTTTATTTACTGAAATCATATCGATCAAAGGATAAATAAATCTTTTCTCTTTAGCTTTATCGTTTATTCTATCTATTTCATCATTTCTAATACCTATGGCTGTATCGTATTTCTCACCATGAAACCAATCTTTTGCGAATGCTTTAATAGGAGCTTGTTTTAATTCTCGAGTGCAATGAGGGAACGCTGGATTAGGTATTCCATATTTTTTAATTATCTCTTCAAAGGGTTCACCTTTTCTTTTTGCTTCTTTAAAATTGGTCAGAGAATAACCTGTACTTTTTCTCTCGTGATGATTAACCTTAGCTTCAACCCATTGAATATTAAAATTCCAATAATCATCACATTGTTGAATAAATTTTAATGTTTGTTCATTCTCTAAACCAGTATTAGCAAAAACATAAACAACTTTATCATAGTTAGTAGTTAGATGCTTTTTGATCCATTTAGCCATAAAAGCAGAAGTTTCACCGCCAGAAAAGGATACTAATAAATTCTCACTGGTTTCCCCTGAATTTAATATCTTATTCATTTTTCTTTTTTCTGTTTGTTATCTCTGATTTTAACATTTTAAAACCTGAGATAACATCATATATTACGCATATACTACAATAAAAAATAATTCAATAGGTTTGATAAAGGGTAAAAACTTATTGCCAAACCGATAGATAGATTCATCAAAACTAGGATTAATGACGGTAGTTTTCTGATCAGAGGAGGCTAAAATCTTACCAAAATAGACAACATCATTGTCGTCATCTACAATCATATTAATACCGACATCTGAATATCCTTCAAGAAATGGCGACCATTTGTCTTGATAAGGCTCTATCAGATCGTAAGGATAAGCAAAACCTTTGATGACATAACTTGTTTTCTCCATAGTTCTTTAACCTTTATTAAATATTAATCTCTTGGTTATTTCGTCTAAATGTATCTTTTTGTTTTCAAAATGCTCTGTAGATGCCTTTGTTCTTTCATTTTCTACTTTTAAATCGATTACTCTTTGTAGTATATCAGTAATTAATGGGTGACGTTCATTAATTTTCTGTTTAAATTCAACGATTCCGATGTCATCAATTCCAGTGAGTAAACGTTTAAGATAGTGCATTCCGTGACCATCTGAATTATAGCGATCACATTGTGCATCATCACCATTAAAAACCATCTTAGTACCTTTACCTATACGAGTAAGTACAGTAATAAGTTCGTGTTGATTAAGGTTTTGAGATTCTTCAATAATGATCCCTTTATGATGAAAAGTACGACCTCTTACAAAACTCATAGGTAATACTTTAATTTTATTATTATCGAAAAGATAATTTATTTCACCTTCAGAAACAAATAACTCAAGATTATCTCTAATGGCTTCCCAAAATGGGGAAGTTTTATCTTTTACCTCGCCCGGTAATGCCCCTAAATCTTCATCTCTATTACCAGCAATTAATCTGATAATTAGTATCTCATTAATAGCGTGGGCTTTTAACATCTGATAAAGAGTTTGAATACAGAAAAGAGTTTTACCTGTACCAGCGTTGCCTGTCACCAATGAAATACTGTTATTGCGAATACTATGGACTAACTTTTTCTGCTCTTCATTCGGAATTAAGAATTTTATTTCCTGTTTAGCTGAATGATGATACTCTTTTTCACAATCAGCTATATCCTTAACCACTGTCAAACCTCTTTGTCTTTTAGGATTGCTAGGGGGCATTTTTTGTCTTGCCATAAGTACATTTTTATTTGTAGATTTATAATCTGATCATACCACAAATATATTACTTTTAAATAGTGACTAAATCGCCTACTATTACATCTGAAAAAATATCTTTGTTACTTCTGATTACTGAGACTTTTCTATGCACAATCAGAACGTCACCGTGATCTTTAAAATATCCATCCGTAGAATAAATAGTTACTCTACTACCTTGACACACTCCATCGTTTGATCCTTTATCAATAACTATTTCATTTGGTGCTGAAACTACAATCACATTTGATTCAAACATTAATTTCTTTTATTAAAATGTAACTTGATAGTAACACAAAATATTACAAGTTAAGATAACTTTTGTTTGAGTATCGAATAAACCTGATCAGGTGTAAGATTAGGGTTAGCTTCTAACATTAAAGCAATAACTCCAGAAACATAAGGAGCCGACATAGAAGTACCTGCCTTGTTCCCAAAATCATCAATTCCGATTGTACTTATACCTTCTGCACCAGCTGTTACGTAAGTCATATTACTATTTGAACCAGCTTTATTGCTAAAACCAGCTTGATATGCACCAACGGCGATCGCCAATCCATCTTGTGCAAAGGCGGCGGGATAAATAGGATTTATTTCCCCATAATTACCAGCGGAGGCTATAACTACAACACCTTTACTTTTCGCGTATTCTAAAGCTGTTTTTATGGAAGCTACACGACCACCCCCTAATGACATATTAATAATATCAGCACCGTTGTTTACTGCATAATAAATACTCTGTTCTACATTATTCCAAGTTCTCAAGCCTTCAATAGCCATAATAGTAGAATTGTAAGCAACGCCAGTATTACCGATAGAATTATTCTCTGACCCAACCAAACCAATAACATGAGTTCCATGACCACCATTTGAAGTGAATTGATTATTATTATTTACAAAATTCCAACCGTTAAGATCATCTACAAACCCATTATTATCATTATCTAAACCATCGTTAGCAATTTCATTTTTATTTATCCAGATATTATCATCTAAGTCTGAATGTCTTATATTTATCTGATGATCTATTACCGCTACTATTACCCCTTTACCAGTAATTCCTTTATTCCATACTTCTGGTACGTTTATTAAATCTAAATAGCTACCATTTAATCCTCCATAATTAGCCACATTCTCAAATAATGTTTTATTTCCTAATGCTATATTTACTGCCTCGTTTGCATTTATTAATCCATAACCTGTATCTGAATTAAACGTTTTATTCCCTACATTTAATAATGGTTCTTCAGGTATTACTTCAATAATTGGTTGTGTTACATCTATTATTATTTTCCCTAATGAAGTATTTACTCCGTCTGATACTTCATAATTCAATATTTCTTGTCCTACAAATGTATTTTTAGGGGAATAGATATATTCATTTCCTACCTTTGTTAAAATACCATTTAAAGGGTTTGTAATACTTTTTATACTCAATGGTTTATTTTCTGGATCACTATCATTCAATAAAGGATCAAAAGTAATTATTTTATCATTAGTAATAGTCAGTAAATCATCATTTACTGTAGGAGGTTTGTTTTCTATTACATTAAAAGTTATAATTCCTCTTGCTGTGATATTCCCTTGTTGTAATCTATAAGACACCGTTTCCTGTCCTATAAAACCATCGTTCGGTTTATAAATCAGATTTACCCCGTCTTTTATTAATGCCCCATTCTTTGGCAAGTAATACGACCGTAAAGAGATATTTTCTCCTACATCATTTTCTAAGGGATTAAATATTACCCCTTTATTCATCTCCGTTATTATCAAATCTTCATTGGCTTTTATCCCTGATTGTTCCGACAATGTCGTTAAACTCATTTCACCTATTGTCATCTCTGGACTTTGTACACTAGGGAATGGAATATCTATTGTTACTTTTGCTGTAAATAATTCACCCGTTGTACTTTTTGTAGTATATTCAAAAATATCTTGCCCTACAAAACCATCATTGGGTAAATATGAAAAAGTCTTTTTGTCAGCATCAAATGATAATGTTCCGTCTAACGGTTCTGAGATTGAATCAAAAGTTACTCCAGTATCATTATTCAATAAGTCATTTACTGTAAAACGAGTGACTTCGTTCTGACTACCTACAAAAAAATCATCTTTGATTGAAGGTAATACTAAATTAGGATCAATATTCAAGTTTACATAAACTGTACTATAACCTCCTAATTCATCTGTAACAGTATAATCAAATCTTACAGTTCCTTTAAATCCAGCTTTCGGTGCTACTAATATCTCATTATTTTCTACTTTTATATCTATAGGTGAAAATATTGTACTCACTCTATTATTGTAGTCAACAGAAACTATTTTTAATGGGTTATTTTCTCTATCTAAGTCATTTTTCAAAACATCTATCTTCACATATTCATTGCTTTTTCCTTTCTCTCTAAACCAATCAAATCTTCCATCTATTGATTGCTTCCCTTTTATTGTGAATAAATCATCTTTAGCTATCGGAGCTGAATTATTTACATTCTGTAATTCTCTATTGACATAGAAAAAACTCGATCTGATAAATTTATCTTCAGTATCGTAGATACTGTATCTGCCCGTTAATGATTGTTGTTTTGATGTTACAAATAAACTATCTTCTGATACTCTATTTGAATATAACCCCGTGTCCGATTTCCCGTCAAATTCACTTATCGAAATACTTACTTTACCTACATTGATACCCTTAAGCTCATCATTTGCCAATAAGGCTTCTTTTGTTACTTCAAATGCTTCTAGTGATCCTACTGTGAATATATCTGGTCTCACTACTACTGTCTGCTCTCTTAACCCTTTCAATTCTTGCCCTATCCCCCCTGAACTAGGATTTAACACTCCATTAAATTCTAGTTTTTTACTATCTTGTCCTATTCCTGTAAAACCCGTCTGTAATACTTGTGTACTTTTCTGTATTTCTGATTGAATATCCATATCTAATCCCTTTTTAATTTTGTTGTTTTGAGCCAAACCAACCAAGAGCGATAGAGCCTAACAAAAAAGAATATTCGTTGACATTATTAGGGCTAAATACCATCACAAGGATAAGCCCTAATAATAAACATAGAATTATAATCCCCATTGGTTTTGATTCCGCTTGTTTTACTGTTAGCCAACCCATGTAAGCATCTAGAGTAAGGAAAAAGTTATCGTTCAAATCATCTATTCTAAATATTAACCAATAGATATATGAACCGATTAATCCTAATACTAAATAGTGTGGCATTCCTTTCATCTTACATTTTGTAATACGCTCTCTTTATCTTAACAAAATCAAAAAAGGTAACTTTAGAAATTCCATCCCCCCACATTAGTTGCCATATTGTAAGAAGTGACACTACTTTCAAAGAAGTTTGTTTTACTACTTGCATCTTTACTCACGTCTGCTATTTTCTCTAAGTGTCCATAAGGATTAGTGCAATCAGTCTCGTACATCGGTTCTAATCCTATTGCTTTTAATCTTAAGTTAGCTAAATATCTTGTATAATTTCTATTTGATGTCTCAGTAATGCCTAAAATGTTTTCCCCAATAATATGATCTGACCATGCAATCTCTTGTTTTACTGTTGATTCGCATAAGGTATATATTGTTTCTTCTCTCAATATATCTTGTTGTAATACGTCTTCTAATATTTTCTGATACAATCTCACATGACTTAACTCATCTCTATGAATTAATTTGATCATATCCGCCGTATTATTCATTAGACTTCTAGACGCTAAGTTATAAAAAAACATGAAGCCATTATAAAAATAAATCCCTTCTAAAAAATAATTGGCTACTAATGAAAGAATAAGATTACTATCTTTATTGTCATCTATGAAATTTTGATAGAAATTGGCGATCGCCTTACATCTATCTGCTAATATTTTATCTTCACGCCAATAATCATAAATATAGTTTTTCTTTTCTATTGGTAAAATTGTTTCAATCAAATATTGATAACTCGCAGAATGTAAAGCTTCTTGAGATGCTTGTTCCGTCAAACATAATCTTATTTCAGGTGCGGTTATTTTACTCAATATGTTGGGTATATTTACTGTTTGTATTGAATCTAAAAATATTAAGTAACTCAAAATACCATCATAGGCTGTTTTTTCCTTATCACTTAAATCTTTATAAGAATTAATATCCCCCACAACGTCAACTTTTTCAGGTTGCCAAAAGTTATTACGCATTTGTTTATATAACTGTATAGCCCAAAGATATTTAACATTATTTAAGTTATTTATATTGGTACTATTCCCATTAATTATCTGTCGATCTTTGATCGCATCGCTTCCAATTGAGTTAAATATTTGCATGATTTTTCCTTGATTACTTCTCTTTATTTTAACTTTTCTGTATAAGATAAAGCTGGTTTTACCATCACTATATCCGCACCGCTCTGAAAAACCTACGTAAACCTATGCAATATCAAAAAAAGACAACTGTCTAGGCTTACTGTTTCCTTCTTGCTTCATCGTAGTCTCAAGATGTCTCTTGAGTTGTTTTACTACTCCACAAGCTAACCTGCCCGAGCTGGGCATTATTTCTGAACGCTCAGGGATATTTATTCCTTCAAACCAGCTAAAAATATTTTTAGCTGCATTTAAATCTCTATCTTCTTTATGTCCACATTCTGGACACTCATATACTCGCTGTTTTAAGGGCATTTTATGCCTATGGGTTGTACAGCTTGAGCATATTTGACTACTTGGATAAAATCTATCTACTAAAATCAATTTACTTGAAAACTTTTGCGTTTTATACTCAAGTTGTCTTTTAAATTCATACATTCCACAATCAGCTATCGCTCCAGCGAGTTTATGGTTTTTCAAAAATGCTTTGATTGATAAATCCTCAATCTTTATCTCGCTGTGGTTTTTGGCTAGATAAGTCGTGAGTTTATTAATCCCATCTTTACGAATATTAGATACTCTAGCGTGAAGTTTAGCTAATTTACGGACGGCTTTTGTGCGATTAGCTGATCCTTTTATTTTTCTACTTACTGCCCGTTGTAATTGCTTTAGCTTCTTTAACATTCTACGATAGGCTTTGGGATTTTCAAAAACCTTCCCGTTAGAACAAACAGCCAACTCTTTAATCCCTACATCAACACCCACAGACGGGCGATTTATGGGCATTTTAGGTAACTGTACATCATGTTTTATAGAGATAAACCATTTATCGGCTTGTCTGCTAATTACGCAGTTATGTACAGCAGTTAAAGGTAATGGTTCGGCTAATCGTACCCAACCTATAGTTGGTAACTTTATGCGTTTACCGTCATTCTTAATCATTGGTTTAGCTATCGTTCCCGCTTCTAAGTAAAAAGAATCACATCGACCTTTTTTCTTAAAACGGGGAGCTTTACCTAACTTTTTAAAACAACGATCCCAAGCCGTACGTAAATTGGCGATCGCCTTCTGGGGTACATTTTTTGAAACGTCATAATACCATTTATTTATTGGTTTAACTTCCGCCACTAATCGTTTATGTAAATCAAAAGCCGATGGTGTTTTTTCTCCATTTTTTAAGCATTCTTGAACAGTAGCACAAGCCCAGTTATAGGCGTGTCTTGCTGTACCTGATGCTTTTCTAAAAAGAGTAGATTGTTTATTGTTAGGTTTTAATTCAGTTTTAAAACTTAATAACATATCAGTAGTAGTAAGATACAAAAATCATAGCATGTTTTAGGAGTAGTTTGAAGTTTTGTTGTGATTATTCTAGAGTTTATCCTAAGATTTGATAAGATATTAATTAATTAAATCTAAGTATATCTAAGTATTTTGTCTACTTTTTTATTCCCTACTTGACACATTTCTGTGGCATTGACAAAATTATCAGCTTTACGATAAGATATATTTCTGTCGTTGTAGTTAGCGATTTCGATATTTACGTTCATTTTTAACTCCTATAAATTCATTAAATCAGTCTTAATTACATCTTGAGACTGATTTTGTTTTGTCGGTATTTAATGACTTACGCTGTGGTCAATTCTTCTTTGTTTATTGTAAACTAATTGAGTGCTTTTCTCACATTTTAATTAAAACATCTTTGCCATAAACAAAGAGTTTTTTAATCGATTAAAGATTAAATTTTCTTTGAGTGCTTATAAATATACTGGTCGTTATTGTTCTTAAATCCTCAGCCGATAATTCGATATTGTCTAATTCAGCCTCCGCTTTTACAGCTTTATAAGTACGAAAATAAAGATTAGCTTGTTTGCCTATGTATTCATTAACTCTATCTTTGAGAGTTGGCGGTTCTTTTTTTATTTCTGTTACTTGATCCATTTTGTTTACCTCTCAATTAATTATTTTTATTCAAGGAGGTATTTAACCTCCTTGTTTTCTAGTTAGTGATTAGGTGTAAAGAATTGTCTGATAGTGTTATCCAACTCCTCAGATACCTCATAAACACAAATATTTCGTGCCTGTCCATTACATAGTCTTTTTTCTTGGGTAGAAGGTAATCCTTTTGCTTTTACAAATTTTCCTAAGCAACCTCTTGTTTTGTGATTAGGTTTAAATCCTAATTCTTCCGCTCGTTGTGATACTCCCATTTTTATTATTTTGCTTTCGCTTGATGTTAATAATTTAGCTGTTTGCAATTCATCACCAGCTTTGTCCAATAACAATTGTTTCAATGCTTCGCTACATTGTAGTTCTGGTATCTTGGCGATCGCCGTAACGTATTCAGTCACGGGTGGTAATGCTTTACGATACTCTCTCACTGTCCGTTCTGGTTTCACTATCGATACCGTGCCAGTCTCTAATAAGGTTTTGATATGTTTATCGCACCATATCGCAAACTCTGGACTTATCCAACGTCCGAAGTTTAAAGCTAATAATGGGTGCGCCCATGTACCTTGTTGGCTAGGAATACCACCTTTATTTATTATCAAAAGTTCCGTTGTCGCTTTCCCGATATCGGCTTCTAACGCTTGTAAGTAGGCTCTCGTAGCTTCTAACTGTGACCAGTGCCCAATCAAAACCCCATTAGCTTTTGCCATTTGAGTTAAGTTGACGTAACCATCTTGATCACGTTGGTTGATTTCTTGTTCTCTGTACGTTAAAATCATAATAGTCTCCTATCGTTGGTTAATTTAACCTATCTTGATGAGCGTCAAGATAGGTTTTTAGCGATATTTAACGACTTACGCAGTGGTCGGTTCAGATACTTTAAGCTACATTTTTTACTTTAATTAATTGCAAAATTTGTTTAGCTCTGGTATAATCTGGATCAAGTACATTCTGAATAAATGCCAAAGATTTTTTAATCTCTTTTAACGCATTTATTAGCTGTGAAGGCGTTATTATTTCTTCATTAATAAAAAAGTTTTTAACTGTATCGAGAGCTTTTATGGCTTTTCGTTCATACGGTTTAAAACGTTTTAACAAGTAAGAATGTTCTCGGCAGTCAATCTTATTGACTTTGAAATAATGCTTAATCGCTTTACGTGCAACAATCTCAAAGAAAAGATTATCTTCTTTTTTGTAATACTTCATTTTCAAAATATTTTTGATTTCTGAATTATCTTGAGTGTCTAGCATTAGTAAAGCAATTTGTTGACAATGAGAATTATTCATTTATTACCCCGTAATAATTATTTTCTGTGTTGACAAGCATATATCCGTCAGAATTAATAGCTTTTGTCTCTATAATTTCGGAGCTTAACTTTTCGATATATTCTTCTTTTTTGATGAATAAATTATCTATCTGTCCTTGCTCTAAATCTATGAGATTATCTAGCTTATTGACGGCATCGTTAATCTTATCTTCTAATTCTATCAATTCCTTTGCTGTAGCTTGATTTACAAGTATTGGGGAATAGGTTTTGCCAGTTTCTAAACAATACAGTTGACCATCTAATTCGATGTACTTATTTATTGTTTCAGACTTAACAAGCTCTATTACTTTTCTTTGAATCTTGCTTACTTCTAACTGAATTGTTTTGAATTCTTTGAGAAGGTTAACTATTTCGATTAATTCAGTTTTAGACAATGACCAATTGTCTAAAACTGAATTGGACTTAGTAATCAATTCTAATGAGATCATCTCGCCTTTTCCTTATTTAATATTTGTAATTTGTCGAGGTTCTCTTAGAGTTGATTCTCTTGTTTTCTATTGTATTGCTTTTTACACGCAATGTCAATATAAATAAAAAGATTGTTTTATTTGTTAGTGTAAAAGTCTTGTATATCAGCATCTAAGGATTTTAACAAAGCAAGAAATTTATCCGATTTAATACTTTCAGCTGATCCATTCTCTAGCGTATTAATATAATTCATGCTACAAGTTACGCCGTAAGTTGCCATTTTTGCAGATAATTGTTTCATGGATAAACCTTTATCTAGTCTTTTATTTTTCAGAATAGTGGATTTTACCCGATCCCATTTAAAATAGGCGATCGCCTCGATACTAAATTGTGTAGATGTGGGTTTGTCCATAACTAAAATACTCATGTCATTTCTACCTCTTTTTTAATCTTATATTATTTTGTGTAAAATTTAAAAGTCTTTGAATAAATCAAAGACTTTGTGGATTGCTTTTCTAGTGTTTACATTCTTTTATTTATTGTAACAGATTTAAGTACTTTTTTAACTTTCTTCTCAATTTCAATTACACGAAAACAAGTCTTTTTGATTATTCTCTTCATGCCATTTAGCTATTCTGTTTTTGCCTACTTCAAAATATTCTTTATCCTTTTCGATGCAAATATATTTACGATTTAACTCAAGACAACTTATCGCCGTTGTGAAGCTACCAGCAAATGGATCAATTACTAAATCGTTTTCTTTTGTTGTCAATTCGATTAATTGCTTAAATAGTTTGACGGGCTTTTGTGTAGGATGTTCAAATTGATAATGCTCTTTTTTTGCTACTAAAATACTTTTACAGAGTGCCCCTTTTTGATAACTATTAAAAGTTTCAAAATATCTATCTCTACGCAAAACAGGACTCCGCTTGGTTATTCCATGTTTAATATTTTCCTTTCTAGTAAACTTACCCCATTCAATAAAATCTTCATAAGATTTTATTCTTTTTATTCCTGTCAGTATTCTTTTGCAATCATCATTGGTAACGGAAGGAGACAATTGCTCATCAAATTCTATTTTATCCGTAAAAACTTTGTTCAATTTACTTTTTTCTTTTCCCAATAAATTAGCTATTTCATGTATTCTCAATAAAGCATTCATTGGGTTACTAGGTCTTTTCTTATACCAAATTAACTCTTCCTTAAATACAAAACCGAATTCACTACATATTACATTCCATTTAGCAAACTCAAAACCACGACCAAAAAACAATAAAAAACCCGTATCTTTAATTATTCTGTGACATTCAGTAAAGACAGCTTGAGCATCAAAAGGACAATCTAGTTTGTGTTTCAAATAACCATAAGGAGGATCAGTTATCACCGCATCAACTGAATTATCGGGAAGTGTTTTTAAAATATTCAAACAGTCATCGTGATAAATTTGGTTCATAATTTATTAATAAATAAGTAATCTAATTGTAATATAAATAAAGTATAAATTAAATCATTTATGAATGAAGAAATTTTGTATTGGGAATAAAAAAGTAAATGATTGGTTACGATTGGATTCTACCAATGCCTACATTCAAGCATTATCAAGAACTACGGGAATTATCGCAAATGATTTAACCTCAGTAAAAGCTGGTTCACCTGTTAATGGCGGTGGTACTTGGATACATCCTAAGTTAACTTTAGAGTTAGCACGTTGGATAAGTGTTGAGTTTGCGATCTGGTGCGATACTCACTTAATGGAATTGTTGACTACAGGAAAAACTGAATTAAAACAAAATGAGGTAATTCCTTTAGTAGATGCAAAAGTAGAAAAAGATAAAGATGATCCTTTAACCATAATCTCTACGGTAATTGACTTAAAACAAAAGCTAGACGGTTTGAAACAAGATCGGTTAACTGAATTGTTAAATTACCAATTAACAAGCCAAATAGAGATGTTAAACGTTAATCAAAGACGATTAGGCACTGCCACAGTAACTGAACAAAAACATTATCAGCCATGCAATGTACGAGCCAAAGATTTAGGTTACAACATTTATCAAGTCAGCAACGGGACTGATTTAGGACGTTATGTCAAAAAATTAGTTGAACCAGCGTTTAAGGATTATCAAGGACAATATCATGTTTGGCATTATGAAGTGAATAAACAGTTAGACAACGTCATTCACAGTTATTTTAAAAAAGATATTAATCGTTAAGTTAAAAAGCCGATCGCCTGATCGGCTTTTAAAGTAATAACATCTTTTCAATTAAATTAATTACTTGGCAATTATCCATGTCTCTAAACTCAAACCATTCACCAGTTTTTTTGAATTGTCTCAGTAAATAATGTAATCTCCGTTCCATTAACCGTTCGTTATATATTTTAGATGGGTTATCAAAAACCTTTACAATTCTTAACTTACTGCCGTTACCCGTTTGTAATTGTTTTAATCTTTTGTGAGGATTTACTGAAATTCCTATCTTAAAATTGTTGTCATCTGCGAATAAATAAATCATAATTTAATTATCGATTATTAATTATTTAACACTATGAAAAAGTTAATTATAGCACTTAGTGCAATGGCGATCGCCTCTTTTAATTTTATAACTCCTGTATCTGCTGAATATCGCAGACAAGAATTTGAAGATAGTTTTGATTACGTTTTGGAAAAGTTTAAGCAAGGAATTTATATTGGCGATTATGAACAATTCAGTTTTGATACTCAACAAGAATTTGCCAAACAAGTGTGTATTGAAGGTAATTTTGAAAAAGCATTAGATAATTTCAAGAAAACCAAATATAACTATTATGTCGCTTTAATAATATTATTGAATCAAGATCGTTATGAAATTTACGCTTTCAAACAAAATCTAATAACAAAAATGGCAAAATATTGCCCACAGGATAAAATAATTTATCCTACAGTTTTAAAAAATTAAGTATATCTATTATCTTTTGTTTGAGCTATCTTTTGTTCTTGAGCAATAAGACTGGCAGACTTTCTAAAACTATTAACATCAGTTGCTTTGACTGTCACATAACTATTATTATTCACAACCATATTACTGTTAGATTTATTCATTGTATTTGTAGTTGGGTTGCCAATACTACCACCATTTAAGTAATTAGGGATGTTACGATTATATTTATAATCAGTTTTTAAACTTTCCCACTCTCCCGACTTTTCTAAATATCTATAAAAATCAGCGTCTCCATTTTTCTGACTTAATACTTGTTCATTGAGACTTACTACAATAGGAAGGGCATTTGCACCTTCTTTTTTCATTGCTTTACTAATACCCAACGATAAGTTAACCATTGATTCCAATTTATTTTTAACTGATCCACCTTTGGCAAAAGTATCAAGCTTAGGTATTTTCTGCCCGATACTACCGCCTTCTTTAAAGTTAGGTATCATTTCAGGTTTAACCTCTCCACCCGTCATAAAATTGAGAATTTTGGGTATTTTCTCAGTAATTATTCCTCCTTCTTTAAAGTTAGGTATATCTTGAGTTTTAATCTGACCACCCTCTTTAAATGCTTTTAGATCAGGTGAAAAGCTACCAGTAGAAAAATCAATACCAGCTGGTGATGCAAAATCACCGAAAGTACTAGCCCCACTTAAATCTAAACCAACACCCCCACCGATAGCACCGACTGCCATATTTAAGCCCGTCCCGATTAACTTCCCTAAAAAGCCTCCGCCTCCTTGACTACTACCACCGCTACTTATCATCGTGACTAAACTAATTAAACCTTGTTGTAAAGCTACTTGAGTGTCTGTTAAGATAGCGTCAATGTCACCGAAGCTAGATGATAAACCAGCAGTCAAAACATTAGTAGCGTCAGTAAAGTCTATCTTCATATCTTCACTGAAAGTTGCGTTTTCTAAATTAGCATAAGGGTTATAGATACCAATTTCAGAGTTAGGGTTATATAAAGTAGGCATTCCCCCCTTACCTATATCAGAGTATTGTTCCGATACTCCTGCCCCAGATTGTCTATTTAATGCTTCTAACATTAAATTCAAAGTATTATTAACTCTAACTAATTCATTGATGTCGGGAGTATCCTCACTACTTAATAATGATTTAGATTTTTCATCTTGTCCGATATTCTCAGGTAATAATCCTTTAAAGAATTTCCCTTTTATCCATTTCATCGCTTGATTATGAATCATCTCAACTGACATATTTAAGAAGAATTTACGGATGCTTTCTAAGAAATCTTTAGCTATATCATTAAATGATTTTTGCCCTGTCATTAGAGTATCTAAACTTTCACCCAAAGCATTTTTGAATGGTTCATTTAGTGCCTTAGAAAATAAGGTTGCCTCAAAAGTTATATCGGATAATTTTTCTTTATTTATCTCTTGTAATTTGCTTCTCAATGCTTCTAACTCTTTAATTTTCTCAGGCGTCCCCTCAAATTCCTTCATAAAGTCATCAAAAGATTTCATCATTTCTAACTGTCTTATTTGTTCTTCTAAGACGGCACTCTGAAATAATCCACTCATATCAAGAGGATTTTTCTTATTTTCATACTCTGCTATTTGTTTGAGATAATCTGATAATCCTTTAACTTTTTCTAATGTTTGTTCATAATTGATTTTATACGCTAGACTTTGTAAATTTATCTTTTCACCTAATTCTACCTTCTGTTCCAATAATGAGATTTCTTCTCGTATTAGTTTAAGTTTTTCTCTAGCTGGGATTGTTTTATCATTTATAACTCCTAGTAATCTCCCCCCTGCTTCTTCAGTTATTTTTCCTTCATTTTTTGCTTTCTCTACTTCTGCTTTTATATTGTTAATAGCTTCTTCTTCTTTTTTTACTCTTTCTTCAGGAGACAAATCTTTATCAGTAAACCCAAGATTAGTATCGATAGTTAATCGAAAATTCTCTAAACCTCTTTTCATATCTCTTACTTTGTTTGTTAACTCATCAAATTGACGGGTTGCATCTTCCGCAAAAGTAAGATAACCTTTAGCATTAAGAGAAAATTCTTTAACCTGAGTATTTAGCCCGTAGAAAGTATCCTCCGCTTGACGGGTTGCATCGAATATTTGAGTAGCATAGTCGAATAGTTTAGCTTCATTCTCTAATTGAGTAGATTTTTGTTTTTGAATTTGATTTAGAGCTTCTAATTGATTTTTATAGACTTTTAATTGTTCTAAATCTATCCCTAATAATTGAGCTTCTTGTAATAACTCATTAAAACGACCCTCATCTTTTAATCGGATCAATTTAGCTAATTGATCAACACCTTCTTTATTATCAGAGAATTTTTGTTCTTTTACCAGTTGCTCAATTATAGAATTTGCATCCACAAAATCTAAGACAGCGTCACCTGGTTGAGAAACCATACTAGGGTTATAACCAATTTTACTTATTTGATTCCATTTTGTTTGACCCCCTTGAATACCATTAATACCATTTACATTAGGAAGGTTAAGTCCACCAGCTCCAGCTTGATTCATTAACTGTTGACTTTTCGGACTTTGATGGGCAAATTTAACAATAACGCCAGTAAGTAAATCTTCAAAATACGAAACACCACCATAACCACCAGCAACGCCAAAATCTACGGGTTTTAATCTGGATGTATCGACAGATAGAACCGTACCTTCTAGTAGCCCAAAATCACGCCCTTTATGATTTGTTGATGCACCTGGTATTCCTGTATCTCTCGGTCCGTAATCTGAAGACGGTCGCATACTTGTTAGAGGTTTGCCATTTGCATAGATATATTTTTCGTATTCTTTAGGATTGAAATATGATCCATTTCTCTGAGCGGCAAGATGAAGATGAGGTCCACTTGCAGTCCCTTGATATTTTGTCCCGTCTTTCGGTCCAGCGACAATCGAAACTGGTACTATTTTATTTTGATTATTATTAGCAACAGGTTTGTTATTAGTATTTTGTGCTTGAACATTGTTATAGGCTTCTTTAATACCTACTGCAAATTGTTTTGACCATTTAGTTATTTCAGTAAAATCACCTGATTTAATGGCACGAAGGAACATATCAGAAACTTCTTTATCCATAGCACTTAATTCTAATAAAGTTCCGCCTCTTGTGGGGATAGTTAAGTCTTTTCTGGTCGAATCAAATTTATTTAATCCGTATTCATCTTGTAAAGCATTTGTTAAAGGATTTCGTTTACCTTTCTCTCCTATAATTACACCATTTTCTCCATTATTCGCATCTAAATGAATTTCTAAAGGAAAAGCATTTGACTTATTAGCCTGATTAATAAAATTCTCTGAACGTTTAATTCTATCTGTTTCTTTTGATTTGAACAACTGAGTAGGCACACCTAGATTTTTTAATTGTTCGACTAAGATGGGAGCTAATATTTCAAGTGCTACTGATTCTAAAGTTCTGCCATTAAGATTAAAACCGTTAGCGGTTCCGTTTGTTCCGCCTCCATTCGGCTCTTGATGACCTGCATTAATCAAAATAGATTTTTGATTATTTGAATTTCTTTTATTTAACACTGGTAACGTTTTAACAGCTTGTGCCATTAACTCACTCGCAGGGAAATTAAGATCAATGCCATCTTTAGGTTTATTAATATCAATACCTTGATTTAACCAATTCATAGCCTTAGTATCTAATTTTAAATCTGGTAGTTGTTGTTGACGTGGTAAGATACCACCCATATCAGATACTACATTAGGATTAAAATTAGATGCTATTAAGTTAGAAGTAGGTAGGTTAGATTGTGGAAGGTTAGATTGGTTATTTTGTTTGTTTTTGTTGGGGAATAGAAAGGGTGCTAATTTGTCTCCTCGATATTTTTCATAAACCTCTCCATATTTTAGATTTTCTTCATTATAAATATCGAGATTCTTCCAAAGATAATCATAATTATTTTTCTCATCATATTTGATCTCGAGTAACTTTTTCTCGATCGCCTCGAACAATAAATCTCTATCCTTTTTCTGTTGATCAAATATCCCCGTAATATTTTTAAGAGGATTTCTATTTTCTTTGGTTAATCTATCTATATCAGCTTTTGTAAAAGTGTTATTAGGTTGTTCTTTAATAAAACTATCTGTTGGTTTTGATTTTGATTGTGGTGTAATGACAGGAGTTGTTTGTCTTTTCTGTTCTACAAAAGGAGTTGCTATTTTATGATAAGGGCTAGTAGGATTATTATTATATTTTTGAGCTTCTTTAATCCTTTCTTCTACTAATTTAATTCTCCCAGTGTCTGTCGTAGTATTGGAGTTGAAATCTTTATGACTAATATTTTTAGTATCTTTATCTCCTAAGTCTTTGAGGAAACCAGTATCTTCTAAAAACCACCTGACGGTATTTTTCTTCTCACCATCTTTCATTGCTATAAAAGCAGATTTATCAATCTTGACCTCTACTATTTTATTTGTAGTTTTGTCATAGATTACTTGCAACACTTTATTTAATGCGGCTTCAGAAACTCCATTAGCTTCACTTTTGCTTTGTTGGCTTCTAATTATTGAACTAGCAATTCCTAAAAGCCCTTGTCCATTTTTATTATCTTGTCCAGCTAATTTAGTTCGGAATAAATCCATGCCTGTTAAAGTATAGGTTGGGCTTGTAATAATGGGTGTAGTTTTGTCTCTATTTGCATTTCTACTCGAATTATTGTTATCCCCTGATGCTTTACCATTAACAGTAGGTTTAGCTTGGTTATTAGTAGTGTTAGTAACAGGTGGGTTGGCTGACCTTGCTTTAGCATTGATTAGGGCTTCTTGTGAATAGGTTTGATATTCAGGGAAAGCTCTTTCTTTCATGCTAGGTCTTAAAAAGTTATTTAAGATATGATTTACCATTGCAGATAAAGTTTTTTGTTGTTTGAAGTCATCTAAATTTTTGAAACCTTGCATCTCTTTAGATTCTTTCATGGCAAAATCTATTTGCTTTTCTATATCGTCAAATATGAAACCTGTCATAGGGGCATAAGCTAACATTGCCTCTTTTCTTCCCCCCGTTGAGGTTTGTTGATATAGCCCAGTAGCTTTTGAAGATGAATTTACATTATAAGGATCGTTTGTAGATTCTTTCCTTGCTGTTCCTGCCCAAGCGGACGCTTGTTCAAGTGTCATACCATATTTTGTTGTCAGTATATGGATAATAAAGGCTTCTCTCTGTGCTACTGTTGTCACCTTGTCAACCGCACCTTTTACTGGATCGACTTTCAGCTTTCTATCAAATGTGAAATTACCTACTGAACTACCATCCCCACTACCCGTATAACTTCCCCCACTCTCCATCTGCCCTTGATATTGTTCAACTGATTGCTTAACACTTTCAGCCAACTTAGATATATTGTTATGAATATCAACATAATTAGCATTTATATTACCAATACTATCAGCTATACCCTTAAAGTTAACTCCCATTGTATTAGCTTGTAATACCATATCATCTGATTGATTTCTGATACCTCTCCAAGCTAAGGTTTGACTTTGTTGAAAATCATCAAATTGTCTAGTTAATTCAATTTCTTGAGCTGTTCTTTGACGTGCCAAATCAAATACTTGTTCTTCTAAACCTCTTATCTGTTTAGCAATACCAACCATTTCAGTGGCGATCGCCAATCGTTGTTCATCTAAAGTTAAAGTTTCATTTCTAACATCAGTCTCACTAGTCTGGATACCTTCAAATAAAGTAATGAAATCAGCCAAGAAACCTTTTTGCCCGAATTCTAAACCAGCCCTTAACTTATTAATGCTGGTGCGTCTTGTTAATTCAGATGTAATCTTAGTAATTTCATTAGCGGTAGTGAGTAATTGAGTTTTTAGACTGGTGATTAAATCTTGATAAGATTCAACTAAATCACGTTCACCTCGTTGATTTTGAATACTTGCATCTTCTAATCGAATACGCATATCATAAAGACTTCTAGCACGGTCTCTAAAGTAATCCCTAACAGTTATATCAAGATCTTGTAAACTTCTGAGGAAACCACGCATATCAACAAATTGCTGTTTCCCTAAATCTTTTAAAGCTAATTGAGATGTTAACTCTTGTAACTTAGAATTTTCGTACTCATTGCGATTTTCTTGTCTTCTCTTTAGTGCAACAATAACATCTTGAGTTCCTTCGGGGGCTTTTTTCTCTACATCGTTAAGGGTACTTAATTTCGCATCGGTTAATTTGGTAACGTTGTCTCCTAAAGCCCCAAATAAAGTTAACAGTGAGTCTGTAGCACGTTTATCAGTAGTTTCATTTATTATCTTCGTACTTTCAGTATATTCAGCTTCTAATCTTTTTGTCTCTTTCTGTGCGTTAGTTAATTCTAATTCTGCATTTTTACGTTGATAACTAAGTGCGTCTGAATAGCCTGTACTGAGTTGATTCCCTACTATTCCTTTTTTATCTTGAGTAATTTCTTTTTGCAATAAGAATTTACTCGCTTCTACCCTTGAGGCGAAACGGGATAATGTTTGAGTTAAAGTCAACATTCCTGTGCTACTATCTTGTAAAGCATCATTCATGTCTTCTATTTTCTTTTTAATTTCAGGGATAATCTTATCTAATTCTGCGGAGACTATCGCAAAAGTTCCGCCAAAATCTGTCCCACTTTTCACTTTCTCATCAACAAAAAGTTTTTGATTTTCTAGGTTGGTTAATATATCCTGATAAGAAGTAGGATAAAATTGTTTATTTAAAGCTGTTAACTCAGCTGTTTTAATTTGATTTTCTTTTTTTAACTTTCCCATCGTCTCATTACTGTTCGGTAAGCCACTATCTTTTAACCCAGCTATTGTTATGGCATTAGCTAGAATATCAGCGTTTAGCTTACCAGCTTTTTCTAAATATTCTTTTTGACCCCCGTTATTTTGTTCATATCGGATGACCAACTCATATTCTTTTATCGTTTTATCAAAAGATCTTTGTAAAACAATTGCTTGACCGATACTATCTGTTTCTTTTTGACTAGCTTGTCCAAACCAACCACGACCAATATTATCTTTTTTATTTCCATCCATCCAAGCAAACATATTTCCAAACCAACCACGATCTATATTTGTATTCCCCTCCTCATCCTTCTCTGGATTTTTCCCGTCTTTTTTATCTTGCTCAGCTTTCTGTGTTTTCGCTAATTCTCTGGTAGCTTTTTCCATGCGTTCTAATCCAGCAGTGGCTTGGGCTGCTAAATCTTTGGTAGCCTCTAATCTAGTAAAGAGGTTTGAAACAAAGTCAACTACCATCATAATAGGGATCAATGGCAAGAATTTCATTAAAGTAACTTTAAAACTATTTACTAATGTCGTTAAAGTAGTAAATAGTCCTTTAGCTCCTTTTGCTATATTTGCAAACAAACCGAAACTACTCGCTTGTAGGGACGTTAACCCGGCTTCTGTACTTATACGGAAATCAAACCATAACAATTTTAGGTTATTCATGAACAAGGCAAAAGCTGACATTATATTAGTTAGGGCTACACGGATAGTTGCTTCGATCACTGGTGCGAAAAACAAAGTTGTTAATGCAATTCCAGCCTTAACAATTTCTTCGGTAAATTGTATAAATAGATTAATAGCAGCAGTAACTCCAGTTATTAATGGTTTTGTAAAATCTATCATCCCAGACCCTAAAGCTATTTTGAGATTTTCAATTGCATTCTCTAATTGAGTTAATTTTACAGCCCCTGTATCTAAAGCCCCCTCCATAAAAGGATCAGCTTCTTTATTCATCTGAGTAGTAAACTTAGGTAAAAATTCATCAGAAAAGATTTTACCTGCAGCTACCTCTGACATTAACTGTGTAGTGGTCATATTCATAGCACGAGCGGCTAGGGGTAACGCACCGGGTAACGCTTCACCTAATTGACCATTTAACTCTTCCATCGAAACTTTACCCTTGTTTGCAATCTGAGTTAAAGCTACTAATGCACGAGAAGTCCCTTCCGCATTTACTCCCCTCACTGTCAATCCTTTTTGAATACCCTCAAACATAGGGAGGGCGGAGTCTTCCATCTGTACACCTTGAAGCCCTAAAGCAAACTGTGCGAATTGTTGGGTAGTGGTTTTGACACTTTGACCTAGTTTATCTGTTTGTTTTCTAATCTGTTCTAATTGTGTAATCCCTGTTACCTGTCCAAAAGTAAATCTAAATTGATTTGTCTGTGATTCGAAATCTAAGGCCGCTTGAAAAGTCGTTCTGAATAACTCTTGTACTTTCTGGACTGTAGCTTGTACTGTTGCTGTGATAGCTTTGCCCAATAAGTTTAATCCGATAGGAGCTACAAAGGCTAGAACCCCTATTTGTAAACCTATTCTCTTAAATACATTTTCCAATGATTGTAGAAAAGGATATTTCGACTTTAAATTGTCTAATTGATTTCCTAAAGAAGTAAAAACAGTACCAGCTAGTTTTTTCATCTCAGTAAGGACGGTTTTAAATTTATCAAAGGCTGAAACTGTATCAGGTTCAATTACTGGTACTTCAGTTTCATAAATACTATTTATATCTGCTAAACTTCCGCTTTGTTGAATCTCAAATACTTTCTTGCGAGAAGTCTCTTTAATATTTTTTTGTTCTCCTAGTGATGTGGTCAATTTAGATTCAGCCGACTCTAAGTTACTTATCTCAGCTAATCTTCGTTGTTCTAATCTGATAATCTCATTTAAGTCTTGTCTTTCTTTTGCCTTAGCTTGGTTTTTTAATTTAGTGTATCTATTTTCGACATTTTCTTTTTTCTTCCCTATCGATTGTAATTTATTTTCGATAGCCAATATCTCTTGTGTACTCGCCTCATAAATACTTAGATTAGAAGTAATACTATTAGCTGTTTCAATGGTCGATTGTTTCAGCTCTTCATTGGCAATTTGTATTTTCTCTGCTAAACTATCTAACCCATCCGTTAACGTATCAAATCCTCTTAAATATTCTGCTACTTGGGCTTCTGTATCAAAGTCACCCAAGAGGATAGCTACCTCTCCTAATTCTTTTTTATATTTACTTTCTACATTTTTAATATCCTGTAGTTGTTTTGCTCTCATTTTAAGATAAGATTTATAGCCATCTTCTAAAGTTTTAGCTTCAGTTATTTTATTTTGTGCTATTAATCTTTTATAGTCACTATCATATTTAGCTTTGACCGATTTAATATCAGTAATAAAATTTGTTTTATTTGCTACATTTTCAGTACGAGAAGATTGAATATCATCAACAGTCGCTTTTTTATCATAAATATTAACTAAAGTCCTAGTAGCCTGTTGTTTATTTTCTTCGAAAGTTGGCATTTGAAAATTATCAAAGTCTAATGCAACTCTAGCCTCTTTCCCTACTAATGCTAATTTTTCTATTTGTGCGATAACTGATTCAGGTACTTTCAAATTCCGTAATGACTCGCTGTCAAGGTTTAATATATTCACCATTGAATCTTGAAAACTATCAGCCATTGTCTCAAAATCATTAAATCCTTTCGTAGCATCGACAATAAAAGAATTAAGATTTCTACGAGCTTCTACAGGTAAAGTATTTAATGCTTTTTGGACGTTAGGATTAACTTTAAAGTTTTGGGTGAGATTCCCCAATGTCACTTTATATCTGTACATTAATTTTTCTACTTCTTGAAAATATTTTACGATCGCCCTTTTATCTAAAGTCCCGTCTTGTTGTTTAAAAGCTGGAGGCGTTGCCAATTTTGCTGCAATCTCTTTTTTAATTGCAGACATTTCTTTTATCTCTTGCCTTACTTGTTTAAAAGATGCGTTTTCTCTTCTATTTAAGACACCTCCGAAACTATTTATGACTGAGTCTACATCAGTAGCCCCCATGATCTTTAATCTATTAAATCCAGTGTTTAGTTTCTCAATAGCTTTATCTACATCAGCCGTATCTTTTAGATTAATCCCAAGTAGATCATATAATTTAACTTCCCCACGATCAATCATATCATCTGCAAAATTTCCTAATTTCGCTTTCAAATTATTAGCTAAATCATTCCCAAAATCTAGTCCTGTTATTTTTACCCCATTCAAAACATCGGTCAAGTTTCTAAAACTTCTCTCGGATTCCTTAGTCATTCCTTGCATAGAAACGCCTACAGACTTAGTGGTTTCCTTCCATCTATTTCTAATATCTTGAGTTAAACCAGGTGAACCTTCCGCTAGATTATGTAGTATTTTATAACCCTCTGTTTTCGAGACTTTAGACATCTCTCTAACAACTTTTTTAAAATAGTTGCCAGTTTCGCCCCAACGGTCATCTATGTTCTCTATTTCAGAATGCAATTCGGCAAAAGGATTTTCCCCTCCATTCAAATTAATAGCGTCCCACTCAGATTCGATCTCCGCAATTACTCCTTTCAAAGACGCAGGATTTAATTCGATCTTATCTATCAATAAAGGCAATAAATCACTATTTGACTGAATACTAGTTAAAGGAACTTCAGCTATTTTCGCTATATTTCTAGTTCCTTTTCTATCAAGGCTCAGTATTGCTTTATTCAAGGCAACAAATAATTTTCTGAAATAAATTTCTTCTTGTTTAGTATCATCTTTTCCCGTCTTATACTCTCCTTTTTCAGATAAAGCGGGGCTGTCATTGTCAGGATTAGAAAAATCTATATTTTGAGTATCGATTGATTTTTCTTTTGATTTTAGGAAAGGAATACTATTTAATTTTTCTTTTAAATTATTGAATAGATTAGATAGACCTTGTAACGATTTATTTATTATTTCCCCAGTCGTTTGTACTTTATCCTCTAGTAGAGTGAAAATACCAGAAAATAATGTTGTAGAAGTCTCGATACCTGATCTGATTCCTGCAACGCTTTTAGTAAAGAATAAGATTGTTTTATTTATATTTTTGATAAGTGTAACAATAAAGGTATTGTTATTAAGTTTATCCATTATTTTGAACTTATCTTCAAGATTAGCTAATTCTTCACTGATTGTATCAGCCAACGTAATAGCAACTTCTTTGATTACATTGAACAAAACAGGACCTAATAACAAAGAACCTTGCTTGATAAAAATATAAGAAGATTTAGTTAATAATTTGACTATTCTAGCCCAAGATTTATCACTATCTTTAAAAGCAATATTAAGATTTTTGGCTGAAGTTTCGATCACATTTTCAAAACTGAAATCAAATGTACTTATCTTAGTAGCTAAAGCACTCATTTTAGCTTTTATCTCGATAAGATTCGAATATATCTCATCGGAGATCGCCATAATTTCAGTCAAAGGATTTGTTATTTTCTCTAAAATATTATTAATATTACGGAATAATTCAACAATATTGATAGACACTAACGTTTGAAATTCGTCTATATTTTCTTTTATTGTTGTTTTATTTTGTGTTATTGCATTTGCCAGATCAATACTATCAATAAAAGATTTGAAAAAGATTTTATATTTTCTGATCTGACTAATTACAAAACCATAAAACGTCACCAATGTTTTATGGACAACATTGAGTGATTCTTGGTATTTTATCTTTTGTAGCTCAGTATTGATCCCAGAAAATAATTTATCTATTGCTTCATTCATTTTATTAATAGCCGTGCTAAATACGCTATTAAGATCAAATGAATTTCTTTTCACTACTGTACTTTTATCTTGATTATCTTCACTTACAATTGTTTCATCATTTATTTTTGTAGTTTTATTATCTACACTTTCAGGAATAGTTAGACTATCATTTAATGATTTAAAGATAGCTTTATAACTTTTGATTTGAGTAATTATGTGACCATAAAAAGACTGTAGAGTTTTATTTATGACCAGTAAAGGTTTTTTAAATTCTATTTTTTGTAGTTCCGTATTAATACCAGTAAATAGTTTATTGATACTTAAACTTATTTGTTTAATCGTCTTACTCAATACACTATTAATATCAAATGAATTTACCTTAGTTTCCTTACTTTCATCTTGAGTATTCTCTTTAACATTCTCCTCAATAATATTTTTTGTAGCTACTTGTTTACTTTCAGTAGTCACATTTTCAGAAATGGTTAGGCTATCACTAAATGATTTAAAGATAGCTTTATAACTTTTTACTTGAGTAATTATGTGACCATAAAAAGACTGTAGAGTTTTATTTATGACCAGTAAAGGTTTTTTAAATTCTATTTTTTGTAGTTCCGTATTAATACCAGTAAATAGTTTATTGATACTTAAACTTATTTGTTTAATCGTCTTACTCAATACACTATTAATATCAAATGAATTTACCTTAGTTTCCTTACTTTCATCTTGAGTATTCTCTTTAACATTCTCCTCAATAATATTTTTTGTAGCTACTTGTTTACTTTCAGTAGTCACATTTTCAGAAATGGTTAGGCTATCACTAAATGATTTAAAGATAGCTTTATAACTTTTTACTTGAGTAATTATGTGACCATAAAAAGACTGTAGAGTTTTATTTATGACCAGTAAAGGTTTTTTAAATTCTATTTTTTGTAGTTCCGTATTAATACCAGTAAATAGTTTATTGATACTTAGACTTATTTGTTTAATCGTCTTACTCAATACACTATTGAGATCAAATGATTTCAATATATCTAATTTCGTATTTATTTCTCCTTTTATTCCCTCGAAATCTGGCAACTCTGGTAATTCTATTTTGTTAGTAATATCTTCTTTTACTGCAGTAGCATTCTCTCCAATCTTATTTTTAATAGCGTTCGCTTTGTTTCCTATCGAATCAGTAAAACTCCCTAATAGACTTTTACTTGCATCTGCTAAATTATTAAATTTAATTCCTTTTATTCTAGCCTCAATATCTGTTACTATTTTTCCTATATTCACAAAAGCATCAGAAAAAGATTTCGCTAAAAATCCACCTATTTTTTTTGATGGTGCTACTAATCTAATCATTTGTTTAATCAGATAGTCAGCAGTTTTTAGCCAATGTTTTCTTATTTTCTCAGTCGGACCAGGTGAATTTTCAGCTATATTATGTGTGAGATTGTCACCAACATTTTCGGAGACAGCTAAAAGTCTATTTAATGTCGCTACAATATCATCTCCTGCCTCAGCCCATTTCCCACTAGTCTCCTCTGCTGATTCTTCTAAGCCCTCACTATTTACATTAGAAGACTTTAATCTAGTAGAAGTCACTCCCCCACTTAAATCTGGGGCGTAATCTTTATGTCTATCCAATGCTAATTTTTCCCAGTTTTTTACTAAAAAACTGGCTATTCCGTTCAATTTCTCAAAATCATCTGCTTCTGTTAAATTAGATATTATATCTTGCAGCTCGGATCGTACAGTATTTACCGGTTTAGCTTTATTCCCTTGTTTAAAATCTAATCCCAAGTCAAGCGAAGCGTTCAGAAGACTTATTCCCCCTTCTACTGCTGTTTTTTCTCCGACTCTCCCCCCACCTTTTTGCCTCAATAAATTAACAATAGGGATTAAAGCCATACCAATTGTTTTAGCCGTTATGGGGGCTACTAAAGGGATATTATTTTCAGCCAAAGGATTGTTCAGATTATTCTCATTTTCTGTAGTACCTATAATTCCTTGTCCACTAATTAGATTATTTTCATTTTCTGTAGTGCCTACAATGCCTTGATCACTAAGAAGAGTATTCGTCTGTTTTAATTCTAATAAAATATTTTGTAGTATATCTTCCGTTGTAATAGGGGTATCTTTTTCTACTTGTTTAAATAAATCTTTAAAAGATATCCCCGCTATTTTTTCCGAAAACTTTAGCATTTTGTCAAAAAGATTTGTCTGCCCCGCCCGAGTAAAAATTGACCCTAGCTTCCCAGTAGGGTCAACCGTATTTTGTCGCCTCTGCCCAAACAATGGATGAGGCGCACCCTGTCCGAAAGCCTGTTCTCTAAACTTATTCATTCTTCCCCATTGAGAAGCAATGAAGACCCCTAATGGGTCTGTTTGAGTATAGTTAATAGCTTTTTCTTTTACTTTGGTAGCTAAAACTGGGAACGATTTTGTGACAGAAGCCGCAATAAATCCTAATCGTGATCCTTGATCTTGTTTCTCTTGGTTTGTTTTACCACCTAAAACCCGATCATAAGTTTTCTTGAAAGGAATAATCGTCAAGTTCGCAAAAAGGCTACCGGCTTGAGATAATGCTCCTGCAAACATTTTGGCTGGACTTGTGACGATTTTATTTGCAGTGCCTACTAACGATTTCCCTATTGCCCTCCCGAAAGTTACCGCTGTACCTTGTATTATTACTCTCTTTAATTCTTTTAGTGTATGATGAATCAATTCGGCCGTTTTCACTTCACGGTAAGTACTAAAAAGTACTGAATCTAATTTAGATAAATGTTTGTTAGCGGTACTAAAAAAAGAGGAAAACATCCCGTTCTGTTCTGCTAAACTACCTGTTAAAGCTTCTAAACTTCTCCCCATTGTGAATGAACCTAATAGCAATCCTTCTAATTGTTTTGTAGGTAATTTCTCGGCGATTAAAGTTTCAGTACCTCTTTCTGCGATACGTGGCACTATTTTTTTAGCTATGCCATTCGCTTTTTCTCCCAGTAATACTTCAGCTCCTTTTTCTGCTAATTTAGGCCCCATTTTCAAAATCAAATATTCCCCTAATGACTGCCCGATATAACCTGTTACCCCTTTCCAGATAGAGCCAAATAAACTAGATCTATTTGCTTTTGCAAATTTATCACTAGAAATTCCGAAGCTATTAACTGCCTTTTGAAAAAACCCGATAACATTTAATTGTCTTGCAGATAATTTATGTTGAGTATTGAAAAACATTGTTAATTCTTTTTTCATTACCCCAGTCACTACGGTGGGAACTAACATCGAAGAGGCTAGGATTTTTTTATCTTCTTTTTTTGCTTCTTCTTTAGGCTTTGTATTTTTTTCATTATCAGCCGTTAGTAAATCAGGTTCTGATAATTCAGCGACAATATCGGCGATCGCATCGACTTGTGTCAAGCTTTTAACTTCTTTATCAATTCTCTCTAATGGTTTTACTTCTATTTCTTGTGTCAAAGCAATAGGTATCTCAAATTTATTTTTTGCATCTGACAATTCAGATTCTAAGTCTTGTAACGTTACACCTGCACCGCCATTATCTGTATTTGGACGTAACGGTTTTTTTGCCATGTGTCCATTCAGATTATCCCAGTGTTGTTGCTTCAAATCAAGATGTTTATTTAATTCTTCTAATGGCTTGTGATCTACTACTGGCAAAATAACTTTATTATTTAAAGCCTCATACTGAGCCATGATAGTAGATAGATCAACTGCTGGATTTCCTATATTCGTCTCAAGTCGTGGTTGCTCTATCGTTTCATTTCTCTTCGTATTTATTGTGATCTCATTATCTTGTTTTTGAATATCAGACAAGGTCTTGTTAAAAGCCGTATCATCGACAGCTAATTTTGTTTTAAGTATAGGTGGCGTTATTTTTTTTGTATCTAATTTTATTGTAGTATCAATTTTCTGTAACACTTTTTTCATCTCAGCTACCTGTTGATTGAACTGTGTTACATCTAACTTCGCCGTCCATTGTACGCTACCAACATCTAATACCACAATAACACCTCATACATACTACTATTACTATCTTAACAAATACAGAAAAATGACTGGCAAGTCTATTTTTTCTCGCCAGTCATTAATATTTCACCTACTTTTTTATCTATCTTAAATACTTTAGCTACATAATCAGGGATAGCACCGTCTTTTACACATTCCCAATAAATATCGATAGTATCTTGTTCTAACAGTTCGAAATCATCAGTTTCAGACTTAAAAGGTAAATAATCATCTAATCTGATATTATCCCGTCCACCTTGACTACTAAATGAGCTAAACCCTTGCTCTAATAAAATAGCTACTCTAGCTGTTGTACTAGAGATTAGATTGATTTTATTTCTATCTTGTTTTCTAATCTCTTTTAATAAATTCAAAATAAACCAAATTGGTTGTTTGAGATATTCCATATACCCTTCTTCAAGGGTCGCTTTATAAAAGCCATTAGCAACCAATGTATAAAATATCTCTTCAAAATTTATTGAATTTCGATCTCGTTTGGCTTCTCTTCGATAGAAGTCAATTGACCCGTTGTGATGGTGGTAGTCTTTTTTTTCTCTCCTTCATTCGTCCAACCTGTTAATTCTCCATTAACAAATTCCATAATCTTATTATATAAACTGACAGGTAATTTTAAAGTATCTGTTAATTCCCATGCTGGATTAACTCGTAGTGACATAACCCCTGTGAAATTAGTAGCTTCTTTTGTAGCTTTCAACTGTGATTCTCTTAAAATCATTAATAATTGATGTAACTGTTCCGATTTTAATTTCGTCCATTTTGTGGTATCTTGTACAATTTGTTCTGCTTCTGCTTGAGAATAACCTTCTGCTAACAAATCACCAATAATACTCATGTAATTACTCGCAGATTCTACACTCATTTGAGCTGTCTGTAACTCTTGAGTTTCCCCTACTAATAAACTATTTCGTTTAGGTAAAATCAAATGCCATTCATTAACACCATCAGCGTTAGGTACTTCTTTAATTTTATTACTTTCGATTAATTTCTTGGCAGTGCTTTCATTTTCTGCTACACAACTACCTTCTGCTTCTGTAATTACGATATGGTATTCTTGATTAACTTTCGTGAATAAAGTATTGATGGTTGACATAATTTTCTGCTATTCCTATTTGTAAATAATCTTTTTCTACTACTATTAAATCTCTAGTTAAAAACCTGATTTCTTTTGGCAAATCAAGTTTACAGATTTCTATTTTCCTTTTATCCTGTAAGATGATAGGATTACTCCCTATCATCATTCTTAAATAACCCATCTGTATCTCTACATATTTTAAACACACTTTACAGTTAATCAAAAACATTCGAGGATTTGATGGGTCATCAACTAAATAATCAAAATACATTAAAAATCAGGGATCAGAATCGCATAAGGAACTGGGCGACCATCACCTGTTAAAGCGATACTCACTTTCTGATTTTCACCACGTGCATCAGTTACACTGGTATTTCCAATTGTTACCAACCCTTCACAAGCACTAGGTCCAGCACCATATTGTAATAAACCACCGTTACCATCAGCAAATTCATCAAAAGGAGCTTGAGTAATCATAATATATAATTTCCCCCAACCTTGACTTTTATCAAATAACAAAGGTAGGGATGGATCACTTCTTAATAACGCACCATTAAGATTACTCGTCCAAGAACGAGTAAACACATCTGATGTTTTCCAGGGTCCTTGTGCTTTATTTTGTGTCATGGCAGTATCCGCACTAGCTTGTGGGAAGGTTGCTTCTTCTACAAAGTTACAAGGACGTAAACCTTCATAAATTGCAGAGGTATTACCTGTTGTCCCCAGAGGAACTCCTACATAAGGAAGAATAGGAACAGGAGTCAACGTAGTTGCTGGAATTACAGTATCTACGGTTGGAATAATAATCCCGTCAATTACATCACTTGTTCCTAAATCACTACCTACTGCGATAGGTATTCTGGCATATAAAGTAATTGCTACGGGGCTTGTAATGTTAACAGTTTCAGCATTAGCGGGTATAGTCCCTACTGTTAATTCAATTTTCGTTGGTCGTTGTGCATTGTAAATAACAGGAGCAACAGCTACTTGAGTTAAATCACCCCTTGCATACGAGTTCCCTGTCTCGTCTCTACCTAATTGATACAATTTAGTGTCAGCGTAATCAGCTAAAATTGTAGCCATATTTTTTTTCTCTCTATCTATTAATATCCATATATCTAGTTTAACACATACGAAATTACAGTTATGTTACAGAAAATGTTGATCGTTAAATTGAGTTTGTGGGATATAAATAATAGTTCTAGGTGGTTCGATACCTTGTTTATTAGGTAATTGTATTGCATCTCTAATGGCTGGTTGTGACACTGGTCTCATATAACTAGGGAAGGTATAGAAATAATCGATTACATCAGTTAATCCATCGGTCGGATCATGTTGTATCAATAAAATCTCCCAGTATCTAGTATTTTTAGTATTGCCAAAATTTAAAAACTGAATATTTGTATTGGGTTCTGATTTAATGATACATTCGATACCTTTATTTTCTTTCATTTTATAGGCGATCGCCTCTGTAACTCTAGGATAGTTAATTCTAATACTAGGAGTTTCACCTTTAACTACGCCATTAACTGATAATTCATAGACCCCTAAATAGTCAGCCAATAATATTTTAAAATTCTCAAGGTAAAATATACTACTTTGTTTTCTCGTTTTCATTTTCAACTCCATAAGAAAAAAAGAGGTTATAAAAGCCTCTTTTTCTATTGTAATTAATCTTTAATTTGAACTGGCATGACTAAAGTAAAAGCGTCAGGTTCACCTAAACCTGATATGATAACGGGCATATTAGGCTCGTTATATTTGATTTTTAATTCTCTTTTTTTGCAGACTTTGATGGCATCTAAGACATAACGATGATTAAACCCGATGTCAATAGTTTTAGTGACTTCACATTGAATAATAGCCTTCGCTTCTCCTAAATCTCTAGCAGTTGAAACTAACGTTAAAACTTGGTCGTCTCCATCCATTGAGAATTTAACCAGATTACTTTTCTGATCTAATAATACAGAAATCTGGTCTAACCCTTTTGTAAATTTATCTTTATCGCAACAGACTTCCCCTTTAAACTCTTTAGGGATTAATTGTTCATACTTAGGAAAACTACCTGTCAAGATACGGCTATTTATTAAAGTATCTTTTAACTGAAAAGATAAATATTTATCATCGTATTTGAGTGTAACAGTTTGATCTTCTTTACTATTCAAAATACTTAATAGATTAGCTAATTCATCTCCTTTAATTGTCACTTGTAATCCATCATTTATTATTTCTTCTTTTTTCTCACTCTCTTCAAGATTATCTATATCTTGATCATCTTGAGTATTTTCTGGCAAATCAAAATTATTATCTTCTAATTCTGAAAAAGGTTCTTCTATAGCCTCTTTTTCTTCAATGATCAAAGCTTCATCTAAAGTAATACAAGATAGACGATGTCCATCGGTACTTGCCAAAGTTAATTGATTATCTCTATTAATTTTGAAATTCACCCCTGTTAACACGTTTTTAGTTTCATCTTTAGCACAAGATGGTAAAACATGAGCTAAACCTCTTTTTAGACTGGTCACATCTAAATCTATAGCTATTTCTCCTTTTATTTCTTGAATAGTATTCGGGTATTCATCGTAAGACATTCCTTTAAGATGATACTTGCCATTAAAACTATGAATAGCAATAGTGGGATTATCTTCGTCTTCATCTTCACAGGCGATCGCCAATTCCCCATCAGGTAATTTTTGAACCATATCTTTGAAGATTTTATAAGGTACAGTAATAGCACCATCTCCGCCGATCTCACATTCAAATTCACTTTTAATAGTGAAGTATAAATTAGACCCCGTTAAAATCAATCTATTATTTTCTATATCTGTTTTGATAGCTACATTAGTCAATACTTGATGTGTGGCTCTAGCTGGTACTGCTAACCCGATAGAAATTAAATTACTTACTAAATCTGATCTCTGACATTTGAATTGCATATTTTCTCCTTAAATTATTTTAGTGTTTAATATTTTGCCAAAAGAAGCCAAAAAGCCTAATGGTCTAGATTCTGGTAATTGATAACCTAATTGATTAACAATAAATTCTTTTTTCTGTAAATAATCTAATATTTGATTGATGTCTTGAATAGTAAAATAATGGGGGGAAATCGCACTCCATGTATCATTAGCTGTCTCTAATAATAAATAATTAGTTGGGCTATCTAAATTATTAACTTCACAGTAAGATAAGTAAGTTTGTATAAAACTACTTAACCAACGTTTTGGTTTGTGGTGACAATTTTTAAAATGTACGAAATAATCTCCATAATTAGTGACTATTTGTTTTGCAGGTACTCTTTCATCACCTATAAATAAATCTTTTGCCTTATATTTGTTCATACTGTGCTAACTCCTTTTCCGTAAGAAAAACAATATTATTATTTGTAGTATCACGACAGCGATAATGATCATCAAGACAAGAAGCCATACTAATCACTTTCATTCCGCCTACCATTTCACTGTTCCTATATTTAGGACAAAAAAGATAGCTTTTAGCCCTTAGACTAGGATGTGTCAAAGATTCAAATTTCTGTTTATCTTCTTCATTGAGATTGTTATAGTCGACAAACCACTTCCATCTAATCTCTTCCATTAATTTCTGAATTTCTGAGAATAAAGATTCACTTCCGACTGGTAGATCAGGGTGGACTTCTTTTATCTTTTTGCGATATTGGTGTGACAACGTTTCCTGATCAAAATAACTTAATCCCAATAAATCTTCAATATCCCGTTTTGCACCTAGTGAAATAGTTTCTTTTTCTAACTCTAACTCTAAGTCGACAATTTTATTTGCTTTTGGATTAGTCTGAGTATTTGTAAAAGGTTCACTATCACCTGTTAAAAGTAAAGGTTTCGTTTCTTCTTTTTTTAAATAATCATAAGTTATGACCCCTACTAGTATGACTACACTTACTGGCGGTTCTACTATAAATTTAGTTACATCAAACAGCCCCTTCAATGTCTTCCCTAGAAGCCGTCCGCCCTTTTCACAGACTCCTACAATACCACCGTTTTTTTTGAATAATTTTATTGGTTTATTTATTTTCTCCAATAAAGTTTTTTTCATATTTCTTACTGTAGTATATTTTCTTTATCTTATCTTAAAGGAAGATAAATTGCAATTTTTCTTGTAAACTTTTCTCTTATTTTTTCTTTTTTTTATTGCTTTATTCTTCTCTATAAACAAAGTGTAACATAAATGTAATTTACAATATGTTAAGATGTGATCAACATGGGAAAAGAAAATGGAGAGATTAACTGCCAAGCAAGAAACTCTAATCAATGAGCTTTTAAACGGATATTCATGGGAATCAACAAAAGAGAAGCATAAGTTGACTTGGAAACAAATAAATCAATTAAGGGAAAATAATTTATTTGTAGAGGAGTTAAAAAAGAAGCAAAGGATTTTATTTACTGAAACTAATAATCATAGTCATCTTTATATTACGGATGCGTTAAAAGCATTACAGTTATTAACGAAAACGTCAAAGAATGAAAGAATAAAATTAGAAGCAGCCACAAGGTTAATTAAAGCTGTCCATGAAAATATTGATATAATCTCTACCTTAAATACACGAACCGAAATAGATGACATAAAGAAACAATTAAGTCTCGAATTGGAGTTAGATAATGAATAAATTAAATCAACTCAACAAAAAAGATTTACTTTTTCTTAAGAAATACAAAGAGGATCGAGGCACTACTAAACCAAAAATAGTCATCCCTACTGACTGGGTGCAATTTTGCTCTCTTCTGGAGGTACAATCTGGTAATAGATATGTAAAATTAATTCCCTACGATTATCAAATTGATCTTTATAATACCATTGAATCTCATAACTTTACCTTAGTAGTGAAATCCCGTCAGATGGGTTTTTCTATGACTGTTATTCTTATCTTTCTTTTCAAAGCCATACATAATCCAGCCTATAAAGCCATTGTTTTCTCTAAAGGACAAAAAGATACTTCAGAGTTAGCAAGGCGTATGAGGGTACTTATAGATGCGTTACAGAAATATGGTATTGCTCAAACTGAAAATAGTAACTTTCAAAATATTTCTTTTAAAAACGGTGGTAATATTTATTTCTTAAATTCAAAACCAGATGCAGGTCGTGGTATCGATTCAGTTTCTGATATATTTTATGATGAGGCTGGGTTTGTAGATAAAATAGAAATGACTTTTGAAAATAATATACCATCTCAAGAAATGGTGGGAAACCAAGCCCGTACTATCATAGGGTCAACTCCTAATGGTCAAGCTGGTTGGTATTATCAAAAATTGATGTCAGATAATCCTGAAGATAAAAACCCTTTAGAGATTATTGAAAAAGTTAGATCAGGTGCTTTACTTCCTACTCAAATATGGACTGATAACAGTGGGTGGGCAAAATATGTTACCCATTGGAAGGCACACCCTATTTATAGTCAACAAGAAAATTATTTAGAAAATATTGCTAAGAAAAAAAAAGTCTCCTTAGAATCTGTTAAACAAGAGTATGATTTATGTTTTAATAGTGCCGCTTCGATGGTTTTTTTATCTGAATTAGTTAAGTCAACTTGTATTCTTAAACAACTTGATGATATTCCTAAAGAAAGTAGCGATTATTATATTACTTTAGATACAGCAACGATAGGGAAGGATTATGTAGTAGCTATGGTTTTTGAATCAAGAGATAATCATTATTACCAATCAGAAATTTATCGAAAAAGAGAAAAGCCCTCAGAATATCATATTTACCAAGTATCTGAATTAATCGATAAATATAAACCAATAAAAGTAGGTATTGAGATAACTGGAGGTGTTGGACAAGTCTATCTTGAAAGATTACAAATACAACACCCTGACATTACTTTTGTTAAAATTAGAACAACGGGGGAATCAAAACCTATGATGATCGAAAGATTAAATATGTTGTTAGAGCAACATAAATTATCTTTGGCTGATAGTGCAATGATTAGAGATGAGTTTTTATCATTTCAAAAAAAAGAAGATGGTAAAATGGAAGCTGTCAGTGGCAGTCATGACGACATCGTTATGGCGACAGCTTTTCTCACCATGATAATTGAAGATTTCATCTATTATAAATACGCTGATTTATCTTTACCAACTGCTCAAAAAGATTTAATTTTATATTAAAATGAATACCGAAAAATATATTGCTTTTATTCACTTTGACGGGTTATTTACTTTCTATTTAAGTTTGGCATTATCTGATAAAAATTATCTTCATGTTATAGATATATATGATTTTAATTACGAAAATCTCATAGAATTTATCAATAAGTTAACGATAGATATTAAATATTTTACTAATCTGTTACCACAAGAAACTTTATTTAAAACTCTTAAATCTGCCATTTCTACTTTAAAAAGTGTTCAATTAAATAAAGATCAGAAAACACTTTACCAAGATTATTACGCCTCTACTAATACGGGTTTTATTCAATATAATCGGGGGTTGCGAGATAAAATAATAGAATGGACAAAAATTATTGATCAAGAAAAATTTATCTACGCTCCTCAATTAATTAGTCTTATGTATCTTACTGCTATTAAAAATAAACCTATTACTTGTTTTGATCGTTTAATCGTATGAAAAATAGAAATTTACCAGCCCGTGATGACTGGCAAACCCCAAAAGAAATATATCAAAAATTAAATACAGAGTTTCAATTTGATTTTGATCCTTGCCCTTTACTCAATGAGTTTGACGGTTTGACCATTGATTGGCAACAGAGTAATTTCATTAATCCTCCCTATTCACTCAAATTAAAACAGGCCTTTGTTTTAAAAGCCATTGAGGAAAGTAAAAAAGGTAAATTATGCGTTATGTTATTACCCGTTTCTACTAGCACTAAACTATTTCATAATCATATTTTGCCTAATGCCTCTGAAATTAGATTTATTGAAAAAAGAATTAAGTTTATAGGTATAAATACTAAAGGTGAATATGTCACTACTAAAACGCCTATGCACGACAGTATGGTCGTTGTTTTCAGAGGTAATCAATGTTAGTAATACCTATTACCCCTATGGGAAAACCTAGAATGACAAGAGCCGATAAATGGAAACGAAGAGATTGTGTAACCCGTTATTGGGAGTTTGGCGATCGCCTTCGTGAACATTTAACTGAAATACCCCAACCTTGTTCAATGGTATTTGTGTTTCCTATGCCTAAAACATGGAGTAAAAAGAAAAAAGAATTAATGAGAGGAAAGCCTCATCAACAAAAACCTGATATAGATAATTGTGAAAAGGCTATCTTAGATTCTATTTATAAAGATGATGCTCACGTCTGGAATATTCACCATCTCAAAGTTTGGGGGGATGAAGGTAAAATATTAATTAAACCGATCAGTATTAATGAAAGTTTAATGAGTGAAATCAGGGATTGTCTTTGACACTCCTTTATTTATTCGGCAACAGCATCTAAATAAACACTAATGCTATTCTCGAAATATTCACTTCGAGGTGTAAGACAAGTCGTTATAATACCTTCCGATTGAATCTTTAAACGACATTCTGAAAAATAAATCACAATGTATATTTTCCCATCGGAATAATATACATTGTCAATGAATTCAATAACATCACCTATTATTTCGTTTAAACTCTCTACGACTCTAAAAGAAGAGTGGCTTTCATTAAAAGCATAAAGCTCAACATCACAAAACTCTTTATCGGAAGTGACAGTGAAAATTTCATTCTCTAACTGAAAGGTTAATTCTTTTTTTATTATACTAAGCCCTTCGATACGCTTTCCTTGTAATTTATCTAAATTCTCTTTGTTTATTTCCATAAAACTCTTTATTAGTTATTCGGTTATCTTTAATTTATTGTAAATCATAATTTGTTATAATACAATTGTAACTGTTAATATTACATCTTATGAAAAAGAAAATTGAGGATATAGAAATGGTAGTAGATGGAACAACCGTAGAACAAACACCAGTAGTAGAAACCCAAGCTGTAAGTACTTCTGTAGTTACTCCAGCTTTTACAGCTACTAAAACTATTAGAGAAGGTTTAAAATCTTATGAGGTGGATGCCCCTAAAGATGGTAAAGCTAAATTGACAGTATCTAGTGATTTAGGAACAGGGAAGACAAAAACTACTATTAAATTAATTGACTTGTCAGAAGCCGAATTTGCGGACGAGGCACTGTTAAAAGCTAAATTAATCAAATAATTTAAAAGGTCGGGGAAACCCGACCTTTTAAAAACTAACTGACTGAAGACAATAAATAAAGATTAGATTTAAAAGAATTAATTATCTCAACTAATTTCTCAAAACTAAATTTTTCTCGTAATTTCTTGGCGACTGTATTCCTGGTATTTATTCGTATAGAAATGTCACAGATTATTTTTAATTTTTTAAACTCTGCTTCATCTAAACTGTTAATTATATCTTCAAATTTATCAAGGCCACTTGACTGCACTATTAAAGGTGGTGTCAAATCTTCTTCTATGTCTGCATGAAGAAAACGATCACTTTGAGATAATTCTACATAATTATCTTTAACATTTTCTGCCAAGTCTTCTATCTTTTCTTTTACACCATCAAGAAATTCAATAGGAAAAACTCCTGTACAATCTTTGAGTAATTTCTCACCTTCTTTAAGCCATTTATTAACCTCATTTTCTGCTGTCTTTTGAGCTTGTGCTAATTGTTGCTCAACTCGTAATGACTGTTTTAACTCATTTAATTGAAGTTGAATTGACTCAATCGTAGCAAGTGTTTGATCTAATTTCTGAGCTTGATTCTCAATTATATTTTTTATTTGCATTTTCTTTATCTGTTTTGTTTGTTATATCAAATTATAACATATTCTCTGTACTTTTAGTACATATTTTATTTTTCATATTCAACAAAACAACAACACTTTTGTCCACATTGACAAGCAACACCAGGTAAAATTAAATCACTTAAATTGACCCATCCTTTCTCAGCATAACCGATACAATCACTACAATGATTTTTACAACTTCCAAGTAATCTACGGGCTTGTTTAACTCCTTTAAACTTCTCTACACTTAACTTCCCTTTTTCATAACTTGTCTTAATTGCAAAGCCATATTGTCTAGCACGATTAACTATTTGTTTAGCAGTCAATTGAGCGTCTTTAATCGCTTTGGCAAATTGTTTATGGGCGGGATAATGTACTTTCCTTAAGTCGTTACCCACTTCTAAATAATGATTAGCAAAAGTATTTTTAGCACCTCCCCTACCTAATCTCATCATGTTCACATGACTAGTTTTTATAATTTGTAATGATTTCTTCTGCCATGTTTCAAAGTCTATTCTCCCTACTATTAATTGAAAGGCTATTTTTTCCTGTTTTTTAGCTACCCTTTCAACTTCCTGTTTTATTATTTTGGAGATCGATTTATCATTAACTTTTTGCTTATTCGATTTATAGTAATAAGCATTATCTTTAAACTCAATTTTATCTTTTAATCTTTTAGCATCTATATTAAGGTTCATTTTCGCTATTGGTTAAAGATAGAGAATAAAGATAGTTAAATCTTATATAAAGATTTGGAAAGTAATTTGCTATAAATATTTGAGAATTTTCATCTTTTAAAAAACTTTCAAATAAAATGGTTTCTGTTATTTGTTGCCAGAAAATCAATCTTATTTTAAATTGAATAATAAAGAAAAATACCAAAATTAGCTTATATACGGTTTCTAAAACTTGCTTGAAATAATTGATCATTTGTACCTAAGAATTTTCTTTTATTCTAACATTAAGCAAATTTTAACCAACCATTGCGTTTTGCCTCATCTCTAACTGAATGTCTATTCATTCCTAAATCTTTAGCTGCTTTAGTTAAACTTTCGTAAACCTCACCTGTATCTGTCCTTTTGATTTTATGACGCACTGAGACAGGGGGACTTTTTTCTTTGTTACTTAAAATAAAATCAGTTAAGGATTCGCCAAAATAATATAATAAAATATCTTTAGATACGACAGCCAACAATTCAGGTTTTCTTTTGGCGAACTCGATCATATTTTCTTTACTTATGATCCAATAATTACAACCTTTGATAGCTCCTAATCCTACTTTTCTAATCCAACCTTGTACTCTGTGAGACTTTAAGCCTAACGCTCTTGCCCATTCTTTAGCTGACATGTTATCTTCAGTAGCTATATGAGAATAACCCATTCTGTTTATTTTTACTTCGATAGCATTTTTTGTCCTAGTAACACCTGTTTTATGTTTACGATTAAACTTATTTATTTTATCAGTGATCATCTCAGTTGGGCAAGTATTTATTAATTTTTCTAATAATTCTAACTCGCCCTCGCTCCATGCTTTGTTACTTCCCATAATCTTCTTTATTTTGTTAACTAGTTTTCGACTATCAATCTCTTGCTTTTAAAACTCCAGTCCTCATATCAAATGAACACTTAACAGTCCCCTCACTTCCACTACGATTTTTCGCTACAATTATCTCTAAATCGCTAGGATCAGCATCAGGATTATATTTAGATTCTCTGTAAAGTAATAAAATTTTATTAGCATACTTTTCAAGTTGGGCTGAATCACTTAAATCTGAACAATAAGGACGTTTATCTCCACGATTCCCAACATTTCGAGTATTTAACTGAGCTAAGAGAAGAAAAGGACAGTTAAATTCATAGGCTAATAATTTTAACCCATTTAACAATTCTCCTATGGCATAAGTCAATAATTGCCCTTGTTCAGACTTAGCAATTAACTGTAAATAATCAATGACAACAATTCCTATCTGTCCATAAGTTTCTTTTGCTGTCAATAAATCTTTTTTTATGTCGGCTAAAGTCAAAATACTACCAGGTTTATCTTGTACGATAATAGGGTAATCTATTTTTTCCTCGTAAATATCGCTTATTCTTGCAAACTCAAGCTCAGTTAAGGGAATAAGCCCATCCATTTTACCGCGTGGCAATATTTCTGAGTATGCCTCGAAATATTCCTTACCTAAAAATCTGGTAGCTAATTCCTCTCTTGACATTTCCGCACTAAAAAACACGGCTGGAGTTCCTTTTTTTACAATACTATCCGCTACTACCAACCCAGTATAAGTTTTCCCATCCGCAGGTCTTCCCCCTAAAACTATCAACTCTTTCGGGGCAAAACCCTGCGTTATATCATCTAACTCTTTAAGCCCTGTAGAAATAGCTTTTATCCCCTGAGAAAGTGAAGTCATTTTCTCAGCAATCCCTTCCGCTATATATTTTAAGGGATATTGATCGTCAAAAGAAATACCGTCAACAAAAGTATTACAATCATCTTTTACAGCATTTATAATCTCTGTTGTATTCAAAGTTTTATCGCTCATTATTTTTTGGATTTTTAAAGCTAATTCCCAACCCTCACTTCTGACATAAGCCTCTTCTAATTCTTTTAATAAAACAGTGAGATCGAAAACTTCTATAGATTCTATAGTTGCTGTCAAAATGTCATTTATGGTAGGTGATATGTCTTCATTTCTATCTCTGTTTAATTCTGTTATCAAAGAGGCGGTAGTTAACTCTCCTCCTTTCCTTTCTATTAATGATATTTTCTGATGAATTTCCTTATGTAATTGTACTTGGAAGTATTTAATATCTATCTCTACAATTTGATGTAACTTTTCAGTCATCAAGGAATACCCTATAATTTTCGTTTCTGCTTTACTATTCATTTTTTGCTTTTTCTATTAATGGTTTATAAATTGTCTGATATTTTTCTGTTATCTCATCTAATTCTTTTCTGATCCCTTGTTCTGCTTCGACTTTCTCTTTTAGTGATCCTATCCCCAATGATCCTGATAGTTTCCCCCAAAAGTTAGGTAATAATTTTTTTGATACAGCTATTTGCTCTGTATGAATTTTATCTTTCATTTCATTCTCTAATCTTTTAACCTCAGTCATTTCACCCTGTTTATTTATTTCGATTTTATTTTTTTCTTTTTTTTCTTCAATGAGAATGAACTCAGTTATTCTCGCCCCCATATCTGAATTTATCTCATTCAATTTTCTATTGATATGATTCTCTACTTCTAAGTCTGTTGCTGAACGACCTAATTTTTTATAATGATCACAATTAGATAACCATTTTTTCCTATCTGCAATAAACTTATCTATCAAATTTTCATTATTCGCAAATAATGTTTGCCATTCTCTTTTTTTCTCTTCTACTTTGGGTTCTACTTTGGGTTCTACCTTCGGTTCTACTTTAATATCCACTTTCTCAACAATTTCACTCACTTCTACCACTGAAGGTTTTTCGCTTTCTTTATCTGGCAATTTATAATTCATCAAAGTGACATCATCTCTAATCTCTCCTTTCTTGTCTCTTACTTTATAAATATAGCCTAGTAGCCCCCCCATTCTTGTTTGTATTCTTTCAACTAAACCTTTTTTTATTAAGTTTTTTACATTCATTCTCACTTGATAAACGGAACAGTTCAATTGCTCTGCCATATAGCTAATTTTAAACTGCCAATTTTTACTTTGCGATTTCATATGTACATACAACCCTATCTCAGCTAGGCTCAAGCCTTCCACTGTCTCGGTAATTATTTTTGTGTAAAAGTCAAATCCCTGCTCTGCTGTCATTTCCATTGGTTTACTCCTTTTTTTTATGTCTTTGTTTTCGTAGTGAAAAAATTACTTATTTTCTTATATTAGCTAAAAAAAGTTCATACGTAAATATTTAAGTACAATTTATTTTCTCAATTTGAAATCCTTTTTTTTGATTTATTTTTTTTACATGATTACGTGCCTTTGTTATTTTTTTCTCAATCTCATTCAAAAAACCATCAATATATTTTAACATAAGAGGCTTTTCCAATTCTATCTTTTTCTCTTCAATTGTTTGTTTAAACTTTTTCGATACTAATTTTAACCAACTTAGTTGATCGTCCCAAAGTTTGTAATTTTTGGCCACAATTCCCTGCATCGTCAACTGTCTCGCCTCTTCAAGAATATGTAAACCATACATAAACATAATCCCTAAAAATAGATTTTCTAAATGAGTTTTATAATCTACAGGCTCTAATGACAAATCTTTACTTCCATCTTTCCTTACATACCATTGTATTTTCCCTATGGCAAATATTTCTGGTATTCCTATTCTTTTATTCCATCTACTACATTTGTTTGAAATCCATAAATGATCTAATCTATGTCTCTCCTCAAATATTCTTTTCTGTTGTCGTGTTCCTTGTCTTTTCATCAAAACTGTAAATATTCTACAATCTTCATAAAGATCAACTGATTTCCCCGTGACTACCCCTTTTTTATTCCCTACTATTATTACTATTGATCCATCTACAAAATATTCTAACGGTTTACGATATGTTTTTTCATAGTCGGGTCTAGGTAATAGTTCTGGCAAAGTAATTGTATCCATTTTTCCTCCTTTAAGTATTGTGCTAAAAAAAAACCATTACACGGATTTTTTAATAGTTTTATGTTTAATCCTTTCAAATCTTCAATTGTTTTCCCTTCTTTTTCTCGTTCTCTTTTTTCTATTTTTCTTAGTTTACTTAGCTGGTCATATCTATAAAAATAATCTTCACCATCTTCAGATACTAAAATCCATAACCAGTTATTCGAGACATAGAAGATTTTTTGTATTTTCATTTTTAAACTAAATACTATCTGTTTCTTTTATACAATATTTCTAATTTATTGTCAATAGCTAACAATATTTTTCTATCGAAAACAAAGAACATGTTAACGAGGTATCAAGGTTTCTAAGCCATTTTTTGTATTTTTTATTATTTAATTATATAATGGAAATAATTAAATAATCTCTTTTTACATAACATGACAAAAAATATTTTATTAGAATGCGTACACCCTATTAAAGCAATAGAATTTCTAATATATGCGTCTGGCATAAGCCGTAATCGTTTATTTTCTGATGCGGGAATAACTTGTACCTCTGGTTATAACTCTTTGAAAGACGGACATACCATGAGTTCATCTAATTGGTACAACTTAATATCAAAACTCCCCGATAATATGTACTCTATGTATTTCAAACTCATCACACGTACTCATCAAGATACTGTTTTACAGGGGACACTTTCTTACGATCCTTTTCTGTTTTACACTAAACGAGAATCTAACCCCCATCCTGTCAATAAAGTGCTCATTTATCTTGTTAATGTTTATGGTCTTGACACTCGTGATATTTCTTTCCACACGGGCATTAAATCCGACCTTTTGAGACTTTATCTTATACATGGTTCTCAAGAGCCACGATTAGATCGACTCCGTCTTATCTTAAGTGCCTTCCCTATAAATGTTGTTTACGAATTTGAATGGTTTATGCGGAATGTTCACGCCCAAACTCCTTTAACAGATTTTACCTATATTAAATCTGTTATATAAGTAAAACTTATCGCTATTGCATAACCTGATAAGTTTCATCAATTGACGAGTTTCTATCGATAGACTACCTAACGCTAGACTATCTAACGATAGGATGCCTATTGGTAGAATTTCAATAGACAAAATTATAATTAAATCAATTAAGATCAAAAAAAACAAAAATCAATCAACTTACGCAAAATGACCTTTTTTGTTTTTTTTTGATTAAAGAAGCAACTAAGAAGACAGTTAATTATTCTTTCTATTGATATTTATTTAATGAAATAACGTTGTCTTGAGAAGTAAATGATTAATCATACCTAAAGAGAATAACTAAGGTTAAATTGGTCAATTATAAAGATATAGGCTTATTTCTTAAATAGGTTAAACAAGCAATAGGTTTTCTTTATAACTTAGTTACTTTTCTATAAGTTCCATTAATTAACAATTGATAAGTTTTATTTATAGACAAAGTAATTACTGATAAGTTTCATCAATTGACGAGTTTCTATCGATAGACTACCTAACGCTAGACTATCTAACGATAGGATGCCTATTGGTAGAATTTCAATAGACAAAATTATAATTAAATCAATTAAGATCAAAAAAACAAAAATCAATCAACTTACGCAAAATGACCTTTTTTTTGTTTTTTTGATTAAAGAAGCAACTAAGCGGATAGTCAGAGATTTAATCTGACTTCAATAACTTCGCCGTCAAGAATTAAAATTTTATCAACTAATCTTTGGACAATTTCTTTAAGTTGATGTGGCAATAAAGATTCCCAAAAGCTGGAAGAGGAAAAAAGAGATTTCAAATAAACTTCGTCTTGTTGAATAGTCTTATATTTTAAATGCTCTAAGTTAGAAATCTGTGATCTTATGTCTTCGATCGCCTTATCAATAGCAGGATTTTTGGGTAATGATTCCAAAGATTGAATTTGTAATGATAAAGAGTTAGTTTCTGTTGAGTTGGGATTTGAAAGAGGATTTTGAGTAATAGCGATTAACTCATCGTATTTAGATTGTAAACAGGAAAATAAAGCGTCAGTAATTTTCTCGATGCGAATTAATTTTCTATTTGAACAAACATTTAGATAGACTTGAGAACAACGATAATATTGGTTATAAGCAATATTAGTTTTATTAGAAATAGCAGACATAGTGCTACCACAGTGTTGGCAGACAATATAGCCTGTGAAAATATTGTTACTAGATACACCAAATCCTCTCACTTTTTTATTGTGAGTAATAATATTTTGTATCTCAACGAATTCAGTCTCACTCAAAATAGGAGTGTGATTATTAAAATGGTAAATAGGAGGTCGTGTTTTATCTTTATGAAAATAAACAATATGTCCACGCCAAGTAGGATGGATAATCAATATTTTCAGACCAGCATGAGAAAAATGTAGAGATTTATGGTGTTTCAGGCTTTGGTTATTAAGTTTAGATAATCCAAAATAAGTATTTAGTTTTTTCAAGCAACGACCGAAACTTTTTTCTTCCAAGAAAAAAGAAATAATAAGACGGGCGACATCATATCGGGAATATTCTTGTTTATCAGCGATGGTACAAACAAAAGAATCTAAATCTAATTCTATTTTGGTATCAACGATTTTATAGCCAAAAGAAATACGATTAACTTTTTTTATTTTCCTTTGATAAGAAAATCCATGTTTGATTCGCTCTGAAAGATCGTCAGAATAATTTTGAGAGAAGGCACCTAAAATATTAGTAGTTAATTTACCAGATGCCGTAGTCAAATCAACATGTTGATCTAATACAGTCAATTTAATCCGCCTTTCTTCAAAAAGAGAAATTAAATTTAATTGTTTGAGTAAATTGCGGATCAATCGATCCATTCGAGTAATGACTAATTCTGTAACTTCTCCTCTTTCTATATCTGCGAGTAATTTTTGATACTCTTTTCTTTTCTCAGTTCTGCCTGATTCTATATCAACATAAAGCCGTTGTATATTTTGGCTTTCAATTCGGGCAATTTGTTGTTTCAACGCATTTTGATCAATGGCTTGTTCTTTGTTGCTTACTCTACAATATCCTACTTTCATATATTATATTGGCTATTAATCTTGTATTTGATAGCCAATGTAGCAAGAAACAAATTACAAATAATAAAAAATAAAAAACTCCTTTGTTTGTGGTAAACTCTTTTCTAATAAAATCAATTATCTTTAACGAAAATGTTTACCTTAAATGTATTTACAAAATGCAATAAATCGTTACAAAAAAGCAATAAGTCAAGAGAAAAGTGATTGCTGTCAAATAGCTGGTTCAATCTCTACTTGCAAAGAATGCCCTAATTATAAATTAAGAGTTAACAGAATTACCATGAATTTAATCGAACAAGAATTAAAGTCTCAAAATAAATTAAATACGCAATGGGAATATTATTCCTTATGGCGAGAAATAGTCAAAATTTCTACAGAGTTAAATAATGTAGGTTTAGCTTTAATGAATTTAGATATTACTGAAGATAATTTGAATAAAGTTACAACTGTACTACAAAAAAGTAAAAAGGCGATCGCCAATTTAGAGATAAAGAAAAACCGCTCATAAAAGAGCGGAGTTTTCTTTACTGTTTATTTATATTCAAGCTAAATAGAAACTAAGAAGCTATTAAATTTATGGATAAAATTAACAGCTTCCTCTCCTTCTAAGTCTGTATATCCATTAACAAAACGGATGGAAAGACGTTCTCTCTCTTGATCTTTGTGCATAGAAACGATAGCATTTGCGTCAATAAAGTTATTGTTAACTACGATATAACCTTCTTCAATATTCTCAGCAAAATCTGGTAGTGTTACGCTTGTCATATGTATGTAATTATTTTTTTCTGATCATAACATAGGAAACTGAAAATAAGGCATAAGAGAAAAGAAAAGAAGGTTCAGGGATTTCAAGAGAGATAGGAGTTTCGTCAATAATTAAATCATCATCATTGTAACCATAATCAGGTCTATACTCAGGCTCAAAATGATGATTAGTTCCGTTTCTTTTGTTATGGTTACAAGAGGTAACAATTAGAGCCAGAGTAATTATAGTAAGAATAATTTTAAACATATTACGAATATATTACAGAAAGTGGTAATTCATTAAGAGATAAAGACTTCATTCTTTTTTCAAAACCGTCAAAGTTTTTACGATCCATAACGATACAACCCATTGAACCAGGTACATTAGCATCAAGATGAATGCCAAAATCACCTCTTACTCCGCCTTTATCGGTTTTAACTTCGTGAGGATTAATTTTATAGAAATTACCTTCAACACCTTTTATTTGTGGCATAGGAATAGGTTTAGTTAAAACGGTGTAACGTTTAGCAGAGGATCGATAATTAGGGGGAATTAAACCGCCTCTTTGATGGAAGTCTTCAATGCCTTGCTTACTGTCAACAGAACTGGTAGCAGTCCAGATGTCGATATGACCTTGTTCAGTATCAAATAATTGTAACCGTCCTTGATCTAATCCTTTATCTCGATCAAAGTGCATTGAGAAAATTAATAATAGTGACATAAAGCTCCTTTTTTCTTATAATACTAACATAAGTAAAATTAAGATTTTATTCACAAAAACATAAACGAAAACAAAGTAAATGATTCAAGTAATAAAACGCAACGGACGAAAAGAAGATTTACAGATTAGTAGAATTAGAGAGGTTGCTACTTGGGCTTGTGAAGGGTTGACAGTAAATGAATTAACTTTAGAAGCGGGTCTAAAAACAAGATTAAGAGACGGCATTACTACTCGTGAAATTCAAGATAGTTTAATTCAATGTGCTTTAGAAAACTGTACTTTAGAAGATTCCGATTATCGTTATGTAGCTGGTCGTTTATTAATGTGGTCATTATGGAAAGATACTTTTATCAGTCGTGGTTATGGTTATGAAGGTTATATTAAATCTTTAAATAGCAAAATATTTAAAGGTATTTATGATAAAAGATTAGAAGAATATAATTATGAAGAATTAAAAGAAGCAAGTAGTTGGCTCGATCAAAAATATGATTTGGATTATGATTATGCTGGTGCTTTATTGCTCACCTCTCGCTATCTACTGCCTGATGAATTACCTCAAGAAGCATTTTTGACCTGTGCCTTATTATTAGCATTGTCTGAGTTCAAAGAGAATAGATTAGAATTTGCAAAACAAACTTATTTATCAATCGCCCAACGTAAAATATCATTAGCTACACCGATATTAGCTAACCTTAGAGTGCCTAATGGTAGTTTAACTAGTTGTTTTATTATTACAGCTGATGATAATTTAGAAAGTATTTTTCGTGAGATAACCAATACAGCCCGTATTAGTAAAAATGGGGGTGGTGTAGGTGTTAACCTGAGTAAGATTAGAGCTACTGGTGCGAGTGTGATGGGGCATCCTAACGCTAGTGGAGGTGTAGTTTCATGGATAAAATTACTAAATGATACTGCGGTTGCGGTTAATCAAGGTGGTAAACGTTCAGGGGCAGTTACAGTAGGTTTAGATATATGGCATTACGATATACCAGAGTTTTTGGAACTACAAACAGAAAACGGTGATCAAAGACGTAAGGCTTATGATGTATTCCCTCAAGTGATTATTCCCGATCTTTTTATGCAAAGAGTTAAATCAAATAGTGATTGGACTTTATTTGATCCTTATGAAATTAAAAAGAAATTTGAGATAGATTTAACTGAATTATGGGGGACTGAATTTGAATCAGCCTATAGAATCATGGAATCCTATTCAGGTGATTTAACATTAAGAAAAACAGTAAATGCCAGAGAATTATTTAAAGAGATAATGAAATCTCAAGTAGAAACTGGAATGCCTTATTTAGCTTTTAAAGACACCATTAATAAATATAATGCCAATAAACATGATGGTTATATCCCCCAAATCAATCTGTGCTGTGAATCTTTTTCCAACGTAGCTTCTGGCAAGTATGCTCACTGTTGTAACCTAGTTAGTTTGAATTTAGCTAACATTGAAGATGAAGATGAACTTGCTACTTTATCTCAATTAGCAGTAAATATTTTAGATAATACTATTGACTTAACCTCCCCCCCATTTGAAGACGCAAAAGCTCATAATGATCGTTATCGCACTATCGGTGTAGGTACGATGGGCTTAGCCGATTACTTGGCAAAACATGGGTTATCTTATACTAAGTTAGATGCAATCGGTGAATTATATGAGATTATTTCTTACAATTGCATTTTAGCTTCTGCTATGTTAGCTGGTGAACGTGGTAAATATTTAGCTTATGAAGGTAGTGATTGGAGTAAAGAATTAGTTTTAAGTAAACCTTTAGAATGGTTTGAGAATAATGGTACTCAAGACTGGGAATCTCTTTTCGATTTAATTAGAGATAACGGTATTAGAAATTCAATGTTAATGGCGATCGCCCCTAATACATCATCAAGTTTAGTACAAGGTTGTACGGCGAGTATTTTGCCATGTTACAGTAAATTTTATTACGATAAATGGAGTAAAGGAACTGTCCCGATTGCACCACCATTTATAAAAGAAAGTTTATGGTATTACAGAGAAAATAAAACCTTAGATCAAAATATCGTAGTAAAAGCCGTTGCTGAAATACAAAAATGGATAGATACGGGTATCTCAATGGAATTAATATTTAACCTTAATGAAGGTGTTTATGGAGACAACGCATTGAGTGCTAAAGATATTTACGATGTGATGATCAACGCTTGGGAATCTGAATGTAAAGCGGTTTACTACGTCCGTATCGTACAAAAAGATAACTTTCAAGAATCTTGTGTATCGTGTGCAAATTAATAATTAAGAGGAGATAAAAATGATTGAAAATTATTGGGGATTGTCTGAACAAAAAAAAGATGATTGCGATTATAAAGAGGACTTTTTTAGGGGTCATAAGGCATTCTATCAAGGACAGTTTGACGACTCCCTAATGTATTTTCAATCTGTTTTAGACGAGGATCGAGAAAACCCTGAATCCTGGTACAACGTAGGGGTTATTTTTGCAGAATTAGAAGACTATGATCGGGCGATAGACCATTTTGATAAAGCCTTAGAAATTGATCCTTATGATGTTTCTATTACAGAAGCTAGACACTTGGCTAAACAACGAAAATATTTATCACAATACAAGATAAATATCGATTGAAATTATGAGACGGGTCAGGACATTATATCAGAAGTATCCTAAACAGGTAGAGATTTATTGGGATAATGAGAAAAACCAATTATTAAATTTATCGCCTAAAGAATTATGTAAAACATCAGATAAAAAGGCGTGGTTTATATGTCCAGTCGATGGGCATAGTTGGGAATCAGCCATGAAAAAAATAAACTATTACTGGAGAGACGGCAAGAGTGGCTGTCCAGTATGCTTGTCTAAAAAGAAAATTGAAGAAGGTTTATCTTTAGTTGATAATTATCCCAAACAATTGAAAAAATACTGGGATTATGAAAAGAATAAAATTCCCCCTCAACATTTTTCTATTTGTTCAAACAAAAAAGCCTTCTTTAAATGCCCTATTGACGGGCATCAATGGAGTTCAATAATAGAAGGCATTACTAACTCATGGAGTAAAAAATACAGTGGGTGTCTAGTCTGTAAAAGATCGGTTCTTACTGAATATAACGCTCTGATTAAGTTATTCCCTTACCATGTTGAAGAATATTGGCATTATGAAAAAAATAATGAGTTAGGAATATATCCAGATGAAGTGACTAGGGGTAGTAATAAAAAGGCATGGTTTAAATGCCCTGTTGATGGTAACCAATGGTACTCACATATTTCACACGTTACTAATGCTTGGCGTAAAGGTAATAGTGGTTGTCAAGTTTGTAAATTATTCTATCAGTCAACTAAAAGAATTTAACCCATTCTCAATGGTCTCAGCTATTTATTGGCGATCGCCTATTACACCTTCTACCCCAAAATCTGTTTTACTTAAACGAAAACAATGGCTTTTAATACAACTATCACAACTAAAAAATTAATTTTAACGTAATTTCAATAGTTTTGAGCTTTGACTATATCTATTTTGTACATTGTTTCTTATAATAAAAATATAACGAAAACAACAGATAAACTATGAAAACTATAAGTCTAAAAGTAGATGCGGAGTTTCACTCTGAGTTAAAAGCAAAGTTAAGAAAAAAAAATAAGCAATTAAATGACTTGGTAGTTGAATTTTTGCTTAATTACTTAGAACAAAATGATGATTAGTTGGCGAGTTAATTTCTTTGTTTTAGTGTTATCTTTTTCTATACAAAATAGAGTTTTTTCTTCAAAAAAAGGTAGTAGATATTGACAATAACAGTTATAATAGAAACAAGACAAGCAAAACTTTATCTGTAAATAACGATTACAGATAAAGTGAATAATAAAGACGTACTCATTATTATAACATAATATTAAATAATTCAGTTTCTTTATTGTATCTTGTCTTCAGAAATAGATCAAGTAAAATTATGAAGATAAAAGAAATGACGAAAAGTATCACAATTTACAGGAAAGAACAGGCAAAAAACGCATTAAGTAGCAATCTCAAATTGTTGAGTGAGTTTCTTTGTTTAGATATTGAATCAATGCCAGAGTTGGAATTTTACACTGTATTAGATGAATATGCTAGAAAACTTATTAATGGAAATTGTTTTCCATCAATAAAAACAGAGAAAACAGAGAAAATAGGAACGTTGCCAATCCTCTTCGATCCCGTTGTAACAGAACAATTTGCAGGATTTAAAAAGATGCCATCCGGATACAAAAACTTTAGGAAGCGAAGCTATGAAGCCCAGTGCCTTATCGGGCGAGAAGAGGATGCGTATGAATTTGATCAGATAGTAAAAGGCAAAAGGGATATTTCTTTTTCCAAAGAAAGTGATCGGAATTTAATATGTAGAGCTTTTCTCCGACCGTCAACTTCACAGGCGATAGCAGTAGTAGAAAAAATAATAAAAGAGTTAAAAAGAGAATTTAGATGGATGTCAGAAGCACCTATCCTTTATACGATGGATTACAATGGGAAACTTCCACATCTTAGCACGAAAAATGATTTGAGGAATATCAATTTGGATATAAGAAGCGATTACGATTTAAGAAAGAAAACAGAGGATCGGATTCTCAGAGTGTTTCTCCGTACAAGATTTTCCTTTGATAGTTGGATGCATTCTCTAAAGTCCAAAATAGCGAAAATTATCTCAGACGAGTTGCGGTTTGAGAAGAAGATTCTAGATAGCGAGTTGACATCTATAATAGAAAGAGCATATATGTCCAAAGGAGAGCTTAATCTCGAGATAATAAAAAAAGTAGAAAGTTCCCCCTATTTATACCTCATGTTCAATAGTCCTCTGATCCGTCAAATTCGGGAAGAAAACCAAGTCTCATTAAATTCTTTCAGGGATCAAGCTTTAGTTTTCCCTACCCTACATGATTAATGTTTGCGTTACCAATCAAAACATATATAAAAACAATGACAGTAGTCCCATTAGATCGAAACGGACAAATCCAATTATTTGGCATTAGATACGCAACCATAGCCACCTTTAAATCCCAAGATGGCTATGATTACCCCATCGAAAGAGGTTATCTCAAAACTAAAGATGTTTATACCTTACCTTTAGTTAAAGAAATTGTAAAAACGCTTAATGAAAAATATCCTCAGTATAAATTTATTCAATTCCCTATGAGATACCCACCTAAAGACCCTGTCACTAAACCATTACTAAGATTAGACTTATCCTTTATCGAAGACTTAATTCCCAAAGTTTTAAATCTAAAATTCTAATCTTATATCTGATAAATAAAACTTATCTATTCTGTTTTATTTATCAGATATTCTTACTTAAAATACCTTGTCTATTTACATGGTAAAATGATAAGATAAAAGAGTAAAGAAAAGGAAAAAGTATGGCAAAAAATAAATATACAATATCGTTAAGTGTTGAGATGCTAGAGATATTGAGAGGTATAGCATTAGAGTTAGGTTATATTTGGGGGAATAAAGGATCGATAACTTTACTTTTGATAGGCATCTGTAAAGGGGAGGTTACCCTAAGTAAAAATCAAATTAAATATGAAGTAACTAGATCAAATAAAGAGGAGTAAATAATGATACCAGAAGAATTAGAATTAGTGCTACAAAAATGGCAAGGTACAGAAAAAGAAAGCGGAATAGTATTTTATCATTTAGAAGATAGAGAAGCAGGTTATTTCATAGTCAGCAACCAGTATGAAAGGTTTTTAGGCTGTGAAATTGAACAAGCAAAAATAGAAATTAGTTTATTCTTTAACTTCGGTTTTATGCGTGATTTAAGACATTTAAAATGTAGAGAAGGCACAATTAATGTAAATGATTATGATGCTTATTTTGCGGCATTAGATGAGACACATAGACTACAAGAATTAAAGGAATTAGAAAAGGCAAATAAAAAATAAAAGTGAAAATGTTTAAAGCAAAATATAAACCGAATCAATTAATTTACGGCACGGGTGATAATCTAGTTATTGTTACAGGTTGGACACCTAAAGAGGCGATCGCCAAGAAATTAGCATCTAAAGAGTATGCGGTGATTGGTAACCTTTACTCATCATCAAGGGGAATAAATTTTTTAATTAGAAATTTATTATTAAATCCTCAAGTTAAACACGTAAGGATTTTAAGTACCACTAGAGAGGATCAAAACAGTGGTAGTTGTAAATGCTTATTTGACTTTTTTAAACACGGTGTAACTCAAAAAAACGATAAATGGGTTATTAATTCAGATATAGTTGGTTATTTGGATATAGAGATAAGTAAAGAAGCCTTAGAAATATTAAGAGTTTCTATTACAGTGAGTTATCAAGATAGTAACGATTTAGAAAAGATAACTGCTACTATTAATGAACGTCAATCCTATGAATTTGAGATAAAAGAAAATAGTACAGAAATAAAACCAAGTAATATTTATGCTCATACAGTAACGGGTAAGACTATTGCGGAGACTTGGGTAAAGATAATTCATAGAATTAGAAATAACGGTACAATTCGCCCTACTGGTTATGATGGTCAATGGCAAGAATTAATTGATCTTAAAGCGATTATTACTGATGAACCTTTAGATTTTTACTTTCCAATACCTAATTATTTACCAGTGGATCAGGCTTATATTCAAAATTATCTACCACAGATTTTAGAAGATGCACCCTATAAAGAAGGTGTTAAATATACTTATGGTCAACGTTTAAGGTCTTGGTTTGGGTGCGATCAGATAAAGCAAGTCATTGACAAGTTAAAAAAAGAAACTGATTCTGCTAGTGCGGTAATGAATTTATGGGATTCAGGTACTGGCTGTGGCGATCGCCAATCGATTAAAATAATTGATGATTGTGGGATGCCTGAACGAGTACCTTATCAAATAGCAAGGTATGGTAGGGAAGCTGGAGATAGTGATCATCAACACGGAGGCTCACCTTGTCTTAATCATATATGGGTAAGGATAATTGATGGTAAATTAAGTATGACAGCTACTTTCCGTAGTAATGATATATTTAGTGCTTGGGTAGCTAATGCAATGGGTTTAAGAGCATTACAAGTACATATTAGAGATAATATAAATACTTCTTTAGAATTAGCACCTTTAATAACTATTAGTCAATCTGCTCATATTTATGATGATTGTTTTGAGAATGCCGATAAATTAATTGACACTCAATACTATAAGAACAGGAAACTGGATTATGCTGATCCTATTGGTAATTTTCTTATTGATTACATTGATACTATAAACGTATTACATCTTGATAAAAATGATAATACAGTCAAGAAATATGAAGGTAAAAATCCGTTGGTTATTTTGAAGCAAATAGCTAAAGATAACCCAAGTATTGATCCCTTACATATTGGTTATCTTGGTTTAGAATTACAAAAAGCCTCAGAGAAAAAAGAGGAGTATATTCAAGATGTTTAAGGTAATTATTTGTGGTACTCGTACTTTTTCTGATTACAATTTGTTAAAAACTAAATGCGATCACTACTTGAGTAATAAATCGGAAGTTACAGTAATTAGTGGTTGTGCGAAAGGAGCTGATACTTTGGGTGAACAATACGCTATTGAGAAAGGTTTTAATATTTTAAAATATCCAGCAGACTGGGAACAATTCGGGAAATCGGCTGGATATAAAAGAAATCAGCAAATGGCAGAAATGACTGATGGTGTAATTGCATTCTGGGATGGTCAGAGCAAAGGCACTCAACACATGATTAATATAGCTAAAGAGAAAAACATTAGAGTGATTGTAGTCAATTATGTCTAATGACAATTTAACACTCTTAGAATTGAATATTTTAGCAGTTGCACAGCATTATAAAAGTTTTCCTTATCGTTATTTATTTACTCAAACAATGGAGGCTACAAAAGAGGAAAAAGAAAAAGCAATAGATAATTTAATCAATAAAGGTTATTTTATCTATTGCTCTGATTGCGGTTTGCGATTAACTTTAAAAGGTCTCCAATGTCCGATCGATTAATTCTATTGGTGTTGCTTCAGGATATTTTACAGCAAATCGATTAGCTGTTCGTTCAAAATCGATAATTATTCTTTGTTCTTCAATAGTCATATTGTCACGGTCACATTTAAAATGTGGGCGATTGTAAAGAAATTTATTAACTTTGACTGTCCATTTTTTATAATCATCAGCGATTGGTTTAGCCCCGTATAATTCAAGGTGTCTTTTCATCAAAACATCGGTGTAAACGATACGGGCTTCTATGCGTTCGATGCGTATTTTTAAACGTTCATTATATTCATCTTCGCTACATTTTATGTTAAAAGCATTATTGAAACGGCGTTCTATTGATTCTTCTGCTAATGCTAATAGTAAAGATTGAGCTTGAACATTACCTGCAAAAGCGATTTTGTTTAAAATCATCATCAATTCCGTCAAGCTAACTACATTGATTTTTTGATTTATTTTTTCGATACTTATCTTGGATGGACGAAAACTCTCACCTAATAACCGTTTGAGGTCTCTGGACATGGTGTTTTTGGATGTACCAATTAACTCCGCTATCTGAGGTACTGAAACTTTATATCTCCCGTCTGGTAACATCAATCCTTCTACCTTTGTAAACCCAAAATCTACTTGTGCTAATTTCGCTTTCTGTGACATAATTAAATTGTCTCCTATTGTTCTTAAAGTTGTTAGGATTCACTAGATGATAATAAGCAATTCATAACGTAATTTATGGGTTGCTTTTCTAGTATTTACTTCCTTTATTTATTGTAACCGATTTAAGCTATAAATTACAGTTTTACTTGATTTTAATAACACGGGAACAAGTCTCTTTGATTATTGTCTTCATGCCATTTAGCTATTCTAGCTTTGCCTATTTCAAAATATTCTTTATCTTTTTCAATGCAAATATAATTACGTCCTAATTCTAAACAGGCGATCGCCAATGTAAAACTACCAGCAAAAGGATCAAGTATTGTGCCACCAACTGGTGAACACATCTCGACTAATCTTTTAATTACTTCTAAAGGTTTTTCTGTAGGATGTAAATATTGTCCGTTTCTAACTACTTGAGTTGGTGGTAGAAAACTCCATACATTGGTAAAGTTAACATCGACTGGTGTTCTGATATGTTCTTTCTGCTTTATTCTTTTATATTCTTTTTGTGGCTTCGCATAGCTATTACTCATCCCGTTTGATTTTTCTTGCAATACACTCTGTAGGTTACTTATATGTCTTTGATAACTTTCAATTGTGGCTATATCAAATAAAATACCGGGTAACTTAACATCCTCATACTTTCCTTTTGTGCTATAAAATTTCTTTTTATTTTTAGTGTAAAGATATATACTTTCATGGCTTCTACTTAATCTGACGCAAGGACTAGCTGTTCTTTTTACCCAACTAACATGCTCAAGATAATTAAAATTATCTTGAGCATGGTTAATGAAATTTGAAACCGTTGGCATTTGCCCAAAGAATACATAGAAATCAGTTGTAATACGCTTCGATTGTGTAGTTAATTCATTTATATTAATAGCCTTATCCCAATGACTTAAGTTAATACCATAAGGCGGATCAGTAATAACAGCATCAACTGAATTACTTGGTAAATCTTTAAGGATGTCAAAACAATCGGCATTAAAAATCTGATTCATAAAAATACTAAAATTGAAGTGTAGTTTTATTGTAGTATAGATAGAAACAAAATGGAATTTTTAACAGACCACTATCAACAAGTTTTATTCACTGTAACGGGCGGTTATACCTTACTAAGTTTATTGTTCGGGGTGATTAGTGAGAATAGATTAAGTAAAGTAGAAAAGCAATTAGATAAGAGAATTGACCAATTAGAAAAGCAATTAGTTATTTTGAAAACTAGACAAGATTATCATGAGCGGAGTTAACTTTTCCCATTAACTTATTTTGCTATTCATTCTTAAATTAACTGAGAAAAAGATTGCTACTTTCATGGTAAAATGAGTTTAACAAACATACAGAAAAATAGTAAAATGACTGATAAAATAACGATTAACTTTCCAGCTTATTGTTATTGGATACGTTCCAATGTTTATCGTATCGATAATGATTTAATTGCTTTAGGTTGTAATATTCTTTCTATATCTGAAGATGGTTTATGGATAAAAGCAAAAGTACCAGATCATTGGTATTTTATAAGTAAAGGCGATCGCCATATTGAAATATATAACGATAAAGAATATACTCAATTAATTGGAGTGATAAAAGAAAATATGAACACGGCTAGAATGATTACAGTGTTTGAAGATCGTGGTACTTTGGCTGATAGAATGAACAATTATTATACACCGATTGCAATAAAACCTTTACCAATTGAGAAGGAAGGACAAATTAATTTATTTTAAGAGAAAATAAATGGAAATAGAAAAAGATAATATAATATAATTTATAGAAAATGAAATAAAAACAAATGAAAAAAATAGAGAATGTAATTAGTATTATCCTTTCAATCATCGGTATGATAATTGTTCGTTCACTCAATGCCCCTTTCTTATTTATACTCATTTTTTATGTACTTGGGAATATCAATATCTTCCAACTATGCCAAAAAGAAATTAAAGAATAGTTTGCCAATTAATCGTTTGTATTACATTATCAACCCAAGTGTAGCTAGGTTGTTTAGATGTGCCAAGATAAATTAAACTAGCGTAAGAGGTATTCCAAGATGCTTTAAATATGATTGTATTACCTTCAATAGTTACATCTTTATTGAAACTATCTCTTAAGTCACCACTATCTACCACGTCTCTAGGACTTTGGGCAATACGTCCAGTTTTACCTTCACCATACCTCCGCACTGTAAGTCGGGGGTATTCTCTTTTCTCTTCAATTATCTGATCTTGCATTACATCTGCTACCTTCCCAAATCCCTTAGATGCTATTCTTTGGGCTTCTGCTTTGAATTTCTGTTCATCAAAAGTAAATTTCATTAAAGTCCGTTATCTCCTTTTGTTTCAAAATAACCTTGTATAGTTTGACCAATGGCGATCGCCAAATCGATTGATTCAGTAACAGGTGTTGTAATAGCATCAGTAAAATAAAATTTACCTTCATAAGACATATTATTTTGTATCAATGTGCAATCAACTACATTAGGAATACGTCCGTTATATTCAACAGGAGTGACTAACCAACCCTCACAATATACCCTAGAGTAATTGACCCCCCCGTTACTTTGTATTGTGCTTTCTTTTCTTTTGATTAATTTAGCTTTTACTGTTTTAATCGTTTCGGTCTCTAAAGTATAGTTACCTGTTAATTCATCAATAATTACATTTCCACTACCTTCCTTGAAAGAAAATAGGGCATTGAATTGAATTCCAGTTACACCCTTCAAGCCCTTGCTTATACTTTTCAATTCGGTTAGTAACCCTTGATATGAAATTGTCATTATCTTTGTTTTTTATTCTCATTTTAATGTAATATGAAACTATTACAAGTATAAAACAATTATGAATACAGATATATTTACACAAAAGTTAGACGAGTTTTTGTTGGGAAAAGCAGAGATGACTTGGGAATTAGAAAAAGAAGATTACCCATTTTTAATAGAACATAATCAAAAAGTTTTATTATTGATAACTATTTCTAATGTTCTCTCTTCTTTTTATAGTTTTAGTAGTATAATGGAAACAACACATATTACAATTAATCAAATGATAACAGAGATAGGATTAATGGCACAAGATGTGTTGATAGAAAATATAGAAAAGGATTTTGAATAATGGATTTAAAAACTTTATTAGAAGGGAAAGGCGTAAACAACATAGAAGCAAGTAAACACTATGTAAAAACAGAGTTTGCAACTATAGAATCGAGAGAGGATAAAGATGGTGTATTAAGTTTAAATGTGCAATTAAAAGATTTAAGCGAGGTAAATGTAAACGATATTTTAGAAGTATTAAAAGATTACTTAAGATGAAGTTATATCTGGTAAGAAAAGCAATGAACTTACTAAGTGAAAAAGTAAGTTATGATACTCCTGTGTATATTTCAAAAAAATATTTATTTGCAGGGTTTAATAAAAGAAACGATGGTTATTTAATACCACAAGTAAAAAAAGATACGGGAGAATGGTATCACTCTAATTTAATAGCATTATTAAATAAATTAAATACGATCGCAAAATTAGAAAAAGATTATTATAATTATGAATTGGTATTCCCAAAAATAGAACCGTACGTTCCAGCAAAATTCATTTATGACAGAATCGATGACGTAATCTTTTTAGAAGAAGATAAATACCCTTTTTCTAATGGACAATTTAAGAGGTTCTGTCAATTTTATAATATAGGGGAAGAGGATCAGCTGATATTGGAAGATTTTATATCAAAAAAAATAACTAAAATTAATCAACGATTAGAAAAAGTTTTAGTTGAATTACTTAAACAAAAGATAAATACAGAAAATCAATATTTGATAGCATTAACAATAACCAGAATTAATAAATTTTAAAATGTTACCAACTCAATATAAGCGCAATTTATTTTTATCTTTTCTCTTTGCAATCGGATTTATTATAGCTCATAGTCACCCTTTTTTATTGACTTTAAGTTTGATTACCTTATGCTACAACTTCTTTAAAGTTGTCTATAGTTATCGTCAAACTGAAATAGAAGCTGAGGCGATAAAAAAATATTTGAAAGATAAATGGGTAAACAATGCAAAAAAAACAAATATTTAACCATGTTAAAATAGAAATAGCAATAATTCTTAATATTTAAAATGAGCCCTGAATTAATCGTGACAATAATAGTAGGATTACTAACGATATTCGGTATTCCTATATTTAACTATTTGAATACCACAAAACAAACGATGATCAAAAATGATATTATGACTGTTTTGTCAAGTGATACCAATAAGATAAAAGAAGGTATCAAAGAGAATGCCTCTAACTTAAGAGCCAGTAAAACTGAGATAAGAATATATCTGAAAAATATAGAAAAAAGAATTGATGGGATTGAACGTTATTTAGAAAAAATAAATGGGTTCGTCCCTTCTAGTGGTGATACTCATAGTGAACGCAGTCAAGATTAATCTTCCTCAATCGCTTCTAAGTCTTCTAAATCTATATCATAATAACTGTTTGGCAACAACTCTAAATTTCCTGTCACTATAAACTTTTCTACCTCCTGAGCGTCTTTTTTCTTTTCTGTCTCACCTGTTTCAGTAGTAGTTAATTCAGCTTCAGGTATTGGTAATGCTTCGGGTTCTTGTACGGTATTTTCTTTTTTAATTTCACTTAACATAATTTTAGTATCAGGGTTGTCAAATACTGACATTCTAACCTCTTCAGATGTCAAGACACCATTAGAAATGTATCTATCTAGCGTTACTGATTCTTTATCTTCCATTTCTAATTTTTCAAATTCGGTAGGGGAATAAGTGCTTAACCATTCCCATTTTCTGTTACTTTTTTTGATGTTGTACGGGGCTAAAATTAAATCTAATTGTGTATCTATCAACTTACCCCATTTATCCTCTTGTAACGATAAAATACGATTAGCAGATGATAATCTTTCTTCTTTACTATTAGCTTTAATCTGATCTTTTTCTTTATAAAATTCACCAGGATCAATGCCCGATGCTCCGATCATTTCTCTTAATGCAATATCTACTATTTTTTCTACATTGCTAAAATTTCTACTTAATATCTGTACTTCTTCAGTATCTTTATCCATCCATAAACCACGCTGACTACTTGCGTCAGTACTTACTTCTTTTGCTCTTTGTTTTATTGCCCTATACCCATTTTCACTTGCTGCTAACTTCTCGTTTAAATCTTGTATCTTGACAATCATTATCTCAAAATCTTTTAATGCCTCTGTTACATACTGATAACCCGCTAAATAATTTTTTAAAGGATTAAGGAAAGGTTGTAATATTGAATCTTCCCACCCTTGATTTAATATCTGTTCATAAGGAGGTAATCGTTTGCCCCTAAATCTTAATATTCTATCTTTATGGATTAACGTATTGTTAGGAATTTTCTTGTCATTTGAGTAACTCAATAAACTGTAATATTCAGGCTCATACGGCTCATTATTTGTATAACTTCTCGGATCAATGATCATTTCCCATCTATCAAAAATTCTTGAGTAACCTTCAAAGGATTTTATCTTATCTAAATTCACAGGATCATATAATTCGCCGCCATCTTCAATATAAATTACTGCCATTGCTGATCCATAAAGATTGGCTATTTTTTGCCCCTCTCTAAAAATATTTCTTAGATTATCCGTTACTTCATTTATCTCATTTTGAATTTTCCTATTTCTTTTTAGCGTAAGTTTCCCCCATTCTTTTGTCATCTCGCTAGGAAAATAATCTACTACTTTTTGCACCTGCCATAACGTCCGATATAACAATGAAAAACCATCTCTATTCTCTGGATTGTTTGGCAAATTCAAGTTAAAAAACGTATTTTTTAATGAACTATATTCCGTTCCCAAACCACTATGAGAATTATATAAACTATCTTGATTTAATTTAATTATCTTCATTCTTTTTATTTTCTCTTTTTTCTCATTATATCTTTTTTCTACTTGGCGATCGCCTTTTTTCTTTTATAGATAAAAATCATAGATTTTTATGATTACTTATACATAAAAGTCAATTGACAATTAATAACTTTTCTTTATAGCTTGATTAATCAAGCTATAAGTTTTTTTTAGATTTATGTCTTAATAACTATAGACAAAACTCTATGATTAATTAGACTTACCATAGAGAAAAGCCAATTGACGAGTTTCTATCGATAGACTACCTAACGCTAGACTACCTATCGATTGGTTGCCTATCGATAGAATTTTAATAGACATAATTATAACTAAATCAATTAAGATCAAAAAAACAAAAATCAATCAACTTACGCAAAATGATTTTTTTGTTTTTTTTTGATTAAAGAGAGCAACTAAAGGAATAGTTAATTATTCTCTTTATTGATGTTTATTTAGCTAAATAAAGCCATTTAGACAAGTAAATGATTAATCATACTTAAAGAGAATCAATAAGGTTAAATTGATTAATTATGAATGTATAGATCAAATGAGAGGTCGTATAGTGTGAGTGCAAGTGGCGATAGAGTTAAATCAAGATTACATTGAGGAGCAATAAAGAGAATTTAAAAACGATACAATCTACATTGATTTAATTATTCTCTTTATTGCTGTTTAAATGCTCATCAATGGTTTTATTTTAGTTTGATTGAGATTTATCAATAAAACTAAAATAACTAGGCTATCTTGATAGAAAAACCTAGTTATTTTTAAGTATATTTAATCAAATGTTAAAAATGAACTTGACATTTAAAAAGACTGTAATCATTAATAATGCCTATTGCTTCTTTGGTGTTTGCATCAATCAATAAATTCTTTTTAAAATTGTGCGTGTGCAATAAAATAACATTTCTTGGAAGTTGATCTGGTTTATCACAATTTAAAATTGATATTTTTTCTTGGTGATCTCTTACATGTTTTACTTTGAAACTTTTGGTAATAAAAAAGTCATAAACTTTTGTAACTAAAAAAGGACAATCTACGAAATCGGAGTCAAGACATACTGAAATATTCATTTTTTTTATTCCTGTTATTTTGTTTTTGTTGTATTTTTTAAATCTCTAGCTTTTTTTTCTTGTTTTGCTAAAATCGCTGCTAATTGCTTGTAGTATTCGTTCATTTGTTTTTCGTAACTTTTCTCCTTATTCATTTTTTTCACTCCTGTTATTTTGTTTATTAAAGATTAAATTTTCTTTGTGTACTAATAAAAATGCTGGTTGTTATCGTTCTTAAGTCTTCATTGCTTAACTCGATATTGTCTAATTCAGCTTCCGCTTTTACTGCTTTATAAGTACGAAAATAAAGATTAGCTTGTTTGCCTATATACTCATTAACTCTGTCTTTTAAAGTACTTGTCTCTGGCATTGTTACGTTATTCATAATGTCTAACTTGGTTGTTTGTACAATACTATTGTCACCTATTTGATTTATATTGTCAATACATTTTAGATTAGACTTTCTGATATAAATAGATGGATATATCAGAAAGTCTAATAGATTAATTAAAGAATTTAAAGATAGCGTTTTTTACTTCCTCATTATTTTCTGGATAACAAGCAACAGGTCTCATTGTGCCATGTACTAATCTTTCTTCTTGACTAGCTAAGTGACCGCACAATCGTTTAACATATTTACCTAGATTACAGGGTTTAATAGTTGCATCTTTAAAACCCATTGCTTCAGCTATTTCTACAACTCCACGAGGCCGATCGCCATTTAATAACTTTTCACTTGGCAAAATATCAGAAATTGCATGATCTATTAAAATCTGTGCTAATCTTGGATGCGTTTTGCTTAAGGAATTATCAATCTCGGTTATGGTGCGGGAGGTTTCAAGTGCAACTACTCGACTTGGAATTAATGGTTGTTGCATAGGTTCAGATTTCACGTTTGAAACGGAGTAACTACCAGTTTCAAAAAATACTTTAATACATTTATTACACCAGATATGAAATTGTGGACTTATCCATTGTGCAAAGGCGATCGCAACTAAAGGATGTGCCCATGTACCTTGTTCAGATGGAATACCACCTTTATTTATTATCAAAAGTTCCGATGCTGTGATTCCAGTATCGGCTTCAAGTGCCTGAATATAGGCTTTTGAGCTTTCTAGCTGTAACCAGTTATTAACTCTGACATTGTTAGCTTTAGCCATTTGAGTTAAGTTTACATAACCGTCCGTATCACGTTGCTGGATTTCTTGGTCTTTGTATGTTAAAATCATTATTCACTCCTGTGAAAGGTTAATTATTGATAGTCTCAAATGTCAGTTGAGACTATCTTTTTATAGCGATATTTAATGCCTTACGCTGTGGGCAGTTCAGACTATCTAGGCTACTAATCTTGTCTGATTAGTAAATTTACTTTCACACCAATAAATAAACTCTTCATTATTTATCCAGCTTGCTAACTCATTAACTAATATTGGATGTATCCATAAACCACCTCCGTTTTTAGGTGAACCTAAACCTAATTCAGTTAAATTGTCCAATCCTAATTCAATCTCTAAAGTGTTGATGTACTCTTTAGTTGATGTATAACGTAACCATTCCCAAGCTATCTTATTGAAGAGTTGACACATAACTGTAGCATTGACATAATTATCTTTGATACGGTAT